CAAAATCCTGAGCAACTTTTTGTTGCTCAGGAACTTATAAATAAAGTTAAATCAAAGTGTTGCGGAATTAAGGTTTATAATGTTTATCTAGGTAACGCAAGGGATGCAGGGATATTGCACCCCTTGTGATATTTTTCTATTTGAATGCTCCAGCCAGAAGAGGGAGGAAGAACACTGCCACGCCAATGGTGGAGAAGAGCAGCACGGCTACACCTACGAAGGCGAGGGCTGCAAGAGAATATGTAATTGCTTTTTTCATAATGTCTATAATCTTTAAATGTATTAAAATTGAAGTTTCTTATTACATATCACTGAGTACCCAGTTCTGCATCAAGCCCGCAATATCGTTTGCAGCCAGGAGCCAAATCAGATTGATAAGCACACCCACATAAGGCTCCTGCTTTTTTCTCGGCTTGTTTTCGAGTTTATGCGAGTTGAACCAGTCAACGACCGGCTGCATCGCAAGGATGCAAGGCTGCAGGGTACCGCATTCGTTGGTAATATCCGTGATGGTTTCCTGTCGGATCTGCATTTCATTCCAATTCAGATCATTTGAGAGCTTCTTGCAAACAAGCACTTTGATTTCTTCTTTATTCATAGTCTTTGTAAATTTTAAAATTGAAGTTTATAATTTTGTCGCAGCATCAGTGAAGTTTCACCGATGCTATAACGAGGAGAGACTAGCTGCCGAAGGTAACAGTAGCTACCCCAGAATCCTTACAAATCTCTATTTTCTCTATAACGTAGTCTTCGAATCTATGAGGAGTTCCTGAACAAAGACCTTGATCATAATCACTCTTCAAAAACTGGCGAATTATTTCGACAAGTTTATGAAGTGTAGTTGCATCTACGTCTTTATCCAGCCTCCATGATTCGCTACCTGATTCAGAATTTAAAGGATAACCATATCTGATACGTTTCACGTTGCAAATCAGCTTGCGATCCTGCTCCTCGATAGGTTCGTCTTCTGTCACAGGTATACAAATATGTTCAATTACCTGTTTGAAGTCAGAAGCCTGTACCGAAGGGCTGCTGTCATTGCTATCCTCTTTCTTCTCCTCGCTTTTCTGCTGCTGTCCCTGCGCCTTTAAGGTCGCAGCCTCGATAGCGCGTACAATATCCGTAATATATCGGCTGCCTCCATGCTTTCTGATCCAGTCGTGAACGTCATCAGGCACCACGTATTTGTGGGCCTTGCCCTCTGCTGCAGGTCTTCCTTTCTTATTTGATGTTTTATTGATCTCCATATTTTTTCCGCTTATCCGTGATGCGGTAGGGCTAAATGATTATATTACTTTTTTTTAGCCAGGGAAATAACCAAGAACCTTCCAAATATTGTTGCGCCCTGATAACGGCATACTCCCTGGTATGTATGCGCAAATCGGACGGAATCTTCTCTATTATCTTCCCTTCTAACTCGTGGTCGTAATTCACTCCGCACTCTTTCAGAAGCTCATAGAGAGGATCATCGAAGAATGAGGCAAATATATGCTCCTGAGTGTCGAGGTTTAGAAACTCGAACGAGCAGAAGGGATAATCAAGGAAGGCGTGCAATATCTTAAACATATTTATTCCGCTTATCCGCGATGCGGTAGGGCTTTAAAAACTTAAAATTCTATAATTTTTCGGGTAAATTGATACACCGTATTGTTTTATTTCTTAAATTTGCATCGTCTTCGGAAGGCTTTTAATCGTACCTTTATGGAATAGAAAGAAACATAGAGCTTCCGTTGACGGTCAGACTCCTAAAAAGTCTGTGGATTTAAACGCTCTTAAAGAGCCAAATTTCTACTATAGTAGATTTGAGTCGCCAGACTCTCGGTTGCCCCGGCTTAGGTCGGGGCTTTTTTATTCTTCCTCTTCCTCTTCTTCATCCTCATCCTCGTTACTATTCTGATAGTCGTCGCTATGTGCGACCAAATCATCGAGAGCTGCCTTGAAGTTGAAATCCTTTCTCGGATAATCTGCTTCGTCATTTTCCAAATCATCATAAAAGAAATAAGATCGCTCATTGTCAGAAGCTCGAAGGATTCCGCCTTCAGGGTCTATCCAGAAACCAAAAGAGTAGGAATCATTACCCCAGCTGTAAACGTTTATCTCGTAACCCTTATAATCGAGTGCAAGAAAATCAACCATTGATATAAACTTGATACCCTCGGAGTCACCGGCAACAATATAGAGACCTCCATTCTCGCCCTCTCGTAAATCATACCAGGCTTTATCTTTGTTTTTCTTTTCCCACTCAGAAAACTCCTTCCATCCGTTTTCGCGTGTCGAAAAAGACTCAAAGCGTTCACAGACAACATCTTCCAAAGTGTCACCGATTTCCAGGGCTTCACTATCAAAAAAACCTTCACCAAACTTCGTGTACTTAGTATCACAAAGAGGAATATTTACGCAGGATAATATATTATGTCCTCCATCGATTGTAATTCTCATATCTTATCCGCTTAACCGTGATGCGGTAGGGCTGAAAATAATCTAATTTCCGATACCTGCCATAAAGCATTAAGATTCTTCAAGAACTCGCTTCATATCAAGAATAGCATTCTCTAAGGCCCAATCCTCCTTGCTGTATTCCCCATCCTTATCCAAAAGCTGAATGTAATAGTACTCGCTATCCTCGTTAAATCTAAGCTCGTAGTCTTCAAAGATAACCTTGATAGCTTCTACCTGCTCATAATAAACTATGCCAGTCTGGTCGCCCGCAAGATAGTAGTAATCACCATCCTCTGTCTTCTTGATGTCGTACCAATGTTCCTTGTCTTCGTCATTGATCCATCTTGCCACGGTATCTTCCATATCGTAGCCATTCCCCCAATTATCATCCAGGTAATCGAAAACCACCTGCGAGAAAAAGCCTTCTGGAAATAAATCAATATCAATATCCTCAAAAGCAGGTACACCATCTACGACGTTTGCCAATCCGCCATCGCCTACACCTATTATAATATCAGGATTTGAAAATTCTAACATATCTAATTGACTTAACCGTACTGTCGAGGGCTGAATATAATCTATAATCTAGTAATAACTCTCCGATGCTATAACAATGTGCTTATTGCCGGTGATGCAGGAGCAGGAATAATCTGGGTGGTGGCGATAGTCTCGTAATCGAGAAGGTCATCGCCATACTTGTCTCTCAGCTTCTCCACTGCCTTCTTGTAGGCATCTTCGCCGTTCTCAGCCTGGCACCCGATAATGACTACATCCTGAAAGGGACCGCAGGTGTGATGGTCGAGAATGGAGATAATAATCTCCACGGTATAGGTGCCCTTCGGCATCGCAGCCAGTTCCTTGCGGCGCTTGTTGATTTCTCGGGCGATGCGCTGCTTCTCCTGGATCTCCTCATCCTGCTTGCGCTTGCGGTCTGCTGCCTCTTTCGCTATGATAGCCCTCTCACACTCCTCTGGAGTATCAGCTAGGGCAGGGTAGCAATAAATGAAGGATGAAGGGCTACAGCCTGTAGTCTGCAATTTTCTGCCCGCCTGCTCGTCCTGATAAATCTTCTTCAGAAGGGCGTGAACATTGTAGTTTACCTCCAGCTTTCTGCCGCCCGGCTCGTTCTTGTCGGTCAGACTATTAATGAACTTCTCGGCTTCTTCTGCTGAGTCAATGATTACTTTCTTGTCGAAATATACAAAAAACTTCTTCATGTTCCTGCGCTTCACCGTGATGCGCCTAGGGCTAAATGGTTATTATTTTACCTTAAACCCCTGAATCTCGTAAACAAAAGTTTCTTCCTGACACTCTACCTGGAATCCCATCACATCCTCCGTATGCTCTGCTACATGAACATAAATAGGGGTGCTCAGATAGAAATTATCCGCTGTAGGGATAATTGCTTCCTCACCGTCGCAAGTACGTATAGTCTGATAAACTTCCGTGAACTCATCTTTCTTAGGAAGACTGTTGAAAGCATTTTCCGGGGAATCGAAAACGTTTGCAATAATCTTGTTGCAAAGGACAATATATACTTTCTTGTCGTTCATACCATTTGCGCTTAACCGTGATGCGCTAGGGCTTAACGTGATTACTTATTCTCTTTATAGATATTCTCCTGGTCCTCGATAGCCTTCTCAAGTGTCCAACCTGCCTTTGGATAGATACCCGCGCCCAGCCCAGTATTAAAGTTAACGTAATAATTTTCGCCATCCTCGCGAACTGTGATCTCGGTACCATTATGGTCAATATCCTGTCCTTCATTCTCAAACAACTCCCAGCCGGTAGAAACAAGTGAAAGAATATGTTCGCCATCGGTGGCGAAATCCTCATCATCGTAATTGATGCTTTCAGAATCACCAGTATATACCCATCCATTCTTCTTGCAGATGTCACGAACCAACTCGCAGCAATCATCTTCCGAATTCTCCTCCTGGTAGGCTGTCAAAAATACCTTGAGATCATCTAATGTTTTAATGTCTTCTTTCTTCATACGTTCGTCGCTTAACCGTGATGCGCTAGGGCTAAAATGATTATTATTGTTTTTATTTATCTTCTTGTTTTATTTTCTGATGCAAAGGTACAAAGATTTTCTGAAACTATCAAATAAAATGCACTTAAAATGCTGTTTTAGGTGCATTTTTAACGTTTGTTTTATTTTCAAAGAAAATTCTCAACACCTTTTTATCTTCTTTTCTTCTCTTGTCGCCCACCAGGGATTCGGACCCCGAAGGATGGAATCTTATCATCCTCGGCCAACCGTAGGCGAAATTTCGGCTGCTGCTATCCTCCCGAACCGCAGGCAACCTTTTTTAAAACAAAGCGCTGACGCTTCAGCGTAAACAAATTAAAATTTTAAAGTTATGTTTAAAATAACGCACCCCGCCGTGGTGGTGATCCACGCTTGCCAGTCTGCCGGACGGGGTAGGGGAAGGCTCTCTGGCTTCCCCTGTATAGGGTGATAAGGCATTATCGGATAGCCTCGGTATATCTCACTCTATGCCGCATTATCTTGCGCATAGCGCTTCATGTAATCTGCCTTAAATTCTTCCTCCGTCATACCTTCCACTTTAAGCATACCCTCCCAATAGCCTTCACGGATATTCTCCGCCTTAAACTCTTCGAAGGTATGAGGAACGCAGTCATCAGCAACCCAGAAAGCCTCGTGCTGAAGTTCAATACCATCGCCTATCCAGCACCCTGATAAACTGTCATTCTCTTCATCTGGAGTCTGCTCGCTCTCCTCCATAAGCTCATCGAAATGCTCGATGGCATACTTGATCATCGTGCGAATATCCTTCGCCCAAGAGCTGGTATCATCCAGGCTGATATTACACTCCTTCAGCACCATCCCCACAAGCTCATCGATGCCCTTGCGGCTCTTGATGTAGGCGTTGTGGTAGAAGTCGAAAGGGATAACATGATCCAGCTTCCATCCCTTCTCCTCATTGACAGATGGTCTGCCGTATGCCTTACGGCTCTCTTCTGTCACCTGCACTTCGTTCTCTACATTCTCTATAACGTTCATACCGTTCTTATTATTATTCTTTGCTTCCATAATTTCTAATTTTTAAATATGTTCTATAATATGATATTGTGATATTATTTATCGAAAGTATCGCTGGTAATATATATAATTTCTGAACCACACTTGCAATTTCTTACAGATGAAGCATGGAAGCAAGCTCCACCTATACCAGATAACCAGCACTCTCTACCTAACTTTTTAATAGCTTCCTCTTCGCTGATTTTCTGATTGCCTTCAGCATAGTATTTATAATTAGCTCCTTCTATCTGAGTAAAATCCGTTTTGAGATAGCCTATACTCTGAAGATATACCTTATCTTTCTTTGCTAACTTTACCATAATTTCTAATTTTTAAATGATTCTATAATGTTACTGATAACTATTAAGCTCTACGAGTTCCAGCGAGCCGCCTTCCAGTTTGCTCTGGATTTCGTGCGCAACTGTAGCACCGGCAAACTTCACATCGTTTTGAAAGTCTTCTATCTGCTCCAGCACCGGAACTTTCTCGCCATTCGTAGCCCAACGAAAAATATGCTCCCTGATACCTTTTTTGATAGCTGCCAGCAGTCGGCGGGTGCCCGCCTTGTCGGATGATCCGACGTAATATCTAATCATTGAGCCGCGGGATTTCCAATCGTCGCAAGTGCTCAGAATATAAATACGCTTCATACGATTTTCTAATTTTTTATTGCTTCTATATTATTTTAATTTTGTGAATATCTGCTTAAAGTAAACTTCACATTCGGAATTAGATAACTTTTCATCCTTGCGTTCATACTGAGCATAATAGTTGCCGTACGTATCCTTATAGCGTCCGATGTACTTATAACCAACGTTTTGTAAGCTCGTTTCGCAAGTTTTACCGTACTTTCTTTAAGTACTTTCGAGACTTTCTCTGATGTTACCTGCCCATTTGCAAATCTGCGTATCTTATATATATCTAACAAATATTCTACCATAATTTCTAATTTTTCACACGTTCTATAATATTCGTAAAATACCAAACCACTGCTTGCGCCATCGCATCTTTCAATGCCTCCAGATACTGGTCGATAGCTGCTGGCGTATCAGTATTGATATGCTTATCTGGATATTTGCCGCCCTGGTCGCCACTGCCCAGATGGATGATGCAGAAGGAGCGGTCCTTGTCGTGGGTGGCTACCATACCACGGCGCTTGCAAAGCTCCACGACTTTATCGAAATACTTTGGCTCGAAGGTTATTACTTGGAGCACACTCCAGGGATATTCCTGAGCAGTCAGCAGGATTTTACCCTGCTGCTGCGAGATAGCGAAATTATATATAACTGATGATTTCTTCATTTTCTATATGTCCTATAGTGAGTGATTTCTGATTTTTCAGATGTTCTATAATAGGGCAGCGCTTAGGCTGCCTTACCCTTGTCTATATCGCTAATATAATAAGATGTACTTACACGGTCGCAGACCTTATTATAGGCGTAAATCTCCGGACGTTCATCGATATATCCTTCTGCCTCCAATTCTGCCTTCACGATATAATAGAGCATGTATGCCAGATAATTTGCCTGGTGAGAAGCTTCCGTTTTGAAAAGTACCCAGCCTCCCCAGTCGTCGATGTCGTTACTTAGGAAGGAGATAAAACCGCTTGAGCTGGTGTGATTCTCCTTGATCCATCCGGCTATTTTATCACGGTGATTTTTCACCTTCTCTATAATCGCCTTCTTGGCCTGGTGGGTAAGTTTGACGCGAACCACGCAAGCATCATTCTCGTAATTATAGAAGCGCGGCTGCCATACCTGGAGGAAATCCAGTTTAATATCTTCGTGGATATACTGCTGCATCCATCCTTTCCACACCTCGGTGTACTCCTCGCAAATGGCCTTGTAATATCCCCTATAATCAAAAGTGAAATCCTTATCCTCCTCAAATCCATTCTCAAGACCATAATAATAAATATCATCATCCGGGCTCCAGATGGAGCAATAAAAACCTTCAAAACCAGCTAAACGTGCATTGCACACCGTTGTAAATTCCTTTTTCTTTTCCATAACCTTAAAAATTTAAATGTTCTATAATATGTTTCTTTTTATTCCCAGGGAATCCTACTTTTGAGGATTCCCTGATTTTACACGTACACTATAATAAGGCGAAATAAACGGGTATCTTATTTCGTTGATGCAATATACCGCCGATGGTGTACTCTGTGCCAGGGTGTCCTGGCAAATCACCTTGCCGTTCATGCCGTGCACCATCATGTTAAGAGCACACATTTTGCATACCAGCGGGTCCGAATCCTGGGCCACATACTTGTAGCGGCGACCTGCTGAAGGATCCAGTTTGCTAACCTCCATATAATGAGCCAGGAGCAAGCGACCGCTTCCGGCGGCGCAGTCATTCACCCTGGAGCCTTCTATTTTCGCGCTGGGAGCTTCAATTTTGCCCGGTGATATAATAGCACTCAGAAGATCTGATACGCTTGCAGGCGTGAAAAATTGCCCCGTCTTAGATGCCTTACCAGCGGTTAAATACATATCCTCATACAGCATACCGAACACGTCGAGCCACTGGCCGCGGTCCATCGCCTGGCTAACATCATTAAGCCATACCATCGCCAGGGTAGCCAGTTTTGGCTTCGCCTGAAGGCGCTGCTGCTGCCATTTCAAATAGCCTTTTGAATCACCCAGGAACGCCTCCACGCTGAATAAATCCAGAAGGTAATCACAGAAATCACCCAGTGCCATCTCGTGTGGTCGCCCGTCTTCCTTTGCCTGGTCGCTCAAAATATCTACATATAATTTCGTATTAATCATAAATCCTCAAAATTAAAATAGTTCTATAATAAGTAAAAATCCATACGTTCTATAATAGGTGCCCTGGATAGTGCCCAGGGCTGCCCACGCAATGTTATCTACATTTCCAGATACTTGTAACTGGAGGATACTGCTGCAGGTCGTGATCCATCGCGAAGCCACTAATATATGAATCCTCGCGGCTGAGTTCCTTGATGAGCTTCTCCACTTTGCGCACCTTTGCCACATATTTTGCATACTCCTTCCTGGTGCCCTGGAGTCTCTTAATATCCTCCTGAAGGTCGTTTAACTTTATATCTATAATAGATGCGGCTTTTTCTGCCTCCATATGGTCGCCAGTGCTCCACTGCCAGAAATTCTCCATTTTCCCGTACCATCTATAATAGAGGTAAATGTGGTTTTCCCTAGAGGGACCAGCACAGCTATATCTATCCAAGCTCATGCTGTCATCCTCGAAGTGACAGAAAAAGCCTGTAGCGGCTTTTACTGCCTCATTGAAGCGCTTGTTTATCACTTTGCCGTCGAATGTGCGGCAAACGGTTTTAAGTGCTTCCAGGGCTTTTATTTGCTGTTTTTTGAGGTCCACTATCTTTGCAACATGATCGGCGTACAATTTAGCCTCCATCTTTGCACGGTCGCGCTCCCAGTTTTTCACCGCATTCTGGTAATCTTTTTCCGTGCCTATAATATAGGAAGTTTTAGGCGCGTGATCACCCAGCCAGCGGCGAAAGCGTTCATTATTCAGCGCCTCGAACTCCTTCGCGTTTTCCTCGCTGCTGAATGTGCGGGCTGAAGGTGGAGTATCTTTGCTAGTCTGCCAGGCGTACACGTCGCCGCTATCTGCTGTAAGTTCCTTGTATCTAGTCATGATTTTCTCCTGGTCCTCGTTCTGGATATTCTCAAAATTTATCTTTGCTTCCATAATTCCTAAAATTTAAAATGTTCTATAATAGAGTTATATTCTTTTTTCCCTTAACCTTCAATAATCTGAAGGTACGATAACTTGATCCCGTCGCTGTAGTCATATTGCGCGATGCAGTATGCACCGTTTGCGGCTACATAAAGATAACTTTCTCCGGTTATATCGTTAACCGTGAATGATCCGGAACCGTTAGCACGATCGCCGCCGTTGGCCAGCATCGCCAGGGCATTGTTATATTTGCCCTTTTCCGCTGCTGGAATATCAGCGCAAACTATCAAACCTTTCAGGTAGTTTGCTGTCTTCTTCTTTCCATCTTCGCAAGTCTGTTTAATCACACGGGCAAAGAGTCTCTTTGCCTCCTGAAATTTGTCCTCCGGGAAAATATCGCACTTTGCGGGTGCAAACTCTGGAGTGCCTGATACGTCTTTTAATGTTATCTTTGCCATATTACATAAAATTTTAAATGTTCTATAATATATTTTATTAATTCCTGGTGATATTTCGCACCCGCTATAATAGCGGCTATTATCACTTATTAGAAGGTGCCGGCGGGAATGATCCGCCGTTTTGGCCTGATTACCTTTGCACCTTAATATAATTTAAGATACTCGCTTATAAACTGCTGATCCGTTACTAAAACGGCCGAGTTCAACCACCTGAACCGTTAACGGTGTAACAGCTTTTTCTATATTCTCTACAATAGAAGAATATAATGCCAGGAGCCGCTTTTCTAAGTTTTTAGACTGCATCGCAGCAAAACCGCGCACCTGCCCCGTGCTTCGATACTGGCACGCCTGATCCGTGTCCCACAGACCTTGCTCCAGAATATCAGCAAAATTTATATTGTGTACGTCGTCGTACTCGCTGCCATCTAGATAAATTTTACCATCTAGATAAGCCCCCTCGTAATAACCAGGTCGCAAAAATACATCTATCGAAAACTCAAAAGGAACGCCACAAAATTCAACCTCCTGAAAAATGCTAGCTATCTGATACGGTTCCCCGTTTTCTAAATAACCGCCATCAAGCTCGCTGATCGCTTCAGCGATATTATCACGCTGAAAATCAAAATCGTATTCGTTTTTAGGCATAATAGAATAATATCTATTAAAAATCGTGTCACCAAAATTACATGTAGCCATAACTCTAAAAATTTAAATGTTCTATAATATATTTTATTAATTCCCTGGTGATATTTTGCAGCCGCTATAATAGCGGCTTTTATCACCTTATTAGAAGGTGCCGGCGGGAATGATCCGCCGTTTAGGCCTGATTACCTTTGCACCCTATAATCTTTAAAATATATTATAATGCCGCCATCATAGCAACGGCTGAATTTACAACTTTTGCCTGATCCATGCTAGTAATAACCGGAGTGTGTTCCTGGACAAATTTCTTTTGTTCAGTACTCAGCGCCGCAAAATTAGCCGCGAAAGCCGCACAGAAAGCTTCTGCTTTTTCGTGTTCATTCTTTGCCACTGCCTGAATCTCCAGGCGCAAAGATGCACGCAAATTTTTAGGGAATTTTTCAACGGCGTGTAATAATGCCGTTTCGTACTGGAAAGATTCCCAAGTTCTGTTAAGGTATGATACGCGGGAATGCTCGTTATATTTGCCACCTCCACTAACAAAAACATGATGACAAAACCCCATTCGTGTATTAGTCGTATCACATGTAAAATAAATATGTTCGCCGTTAACTACAAACTCAAATGTTTTAATATTATATCTTTTTGTTGTCATAATTTTCTAAATTTTTAAATGTTTCTATAATAAATGGATAATAAGGGAGCCGGGACCGGCTCCCATGGCTTTATTTAATCGTCGAGTCTAATTTCATCTGAATTGTCCAGATCATAAATTGCCAGTTGGCCGTTAACTCGTGCAAGTTCCAGGGCCTCCGTGCGATCCTTTACTATTACGGTTGCATCGTAATAGTAGCAACCGCTTTTCGTGTCATACCAGCCACCAAAAGCGAGGCTGTCAAAACGAGAAGCTTCTCCCTGATTCTGCATTTTATTGATAACATCAACTACCTTTTTGAGACCTTTGGCCCCAAAAGAGTCTTGAGTAACTGCAAGGGCTACAGCATAACCTGAAGTTATAGGCTGCAGAGTTGCAGCGTTAACGGTGTAACCTTCTGGATTTTGAGCGGCGATCGCTGCAATTGTTGAAATAACTAAATCCTTTTTCATAACTTTTTAATTTTAAATGTTTATACTTTGTTTCTGTTTTACGTTTGCAAAGATACGGATTTATCTTTATTTCACCAAATAATTTGCAAAGAAAATAAAGAAATATCCTTATATTTAACGTTTAAAAACAATATACATCCTTATTTTTACAGTTATTCACAAAAATATATGTTTATCTAGATAAAAATATAATATTATATCTTTATTCTCTTTATGTAGTGTACACCTTATTATATATAGGGAAAAGAAAACGGTGGGCGATTCCTGGTGCTGGTGGGTGATAGGTTCAGGCGGTGGGCGGTGTGTGCTATCGGTGGGCGGTTCCTGGTGCTGGTGGGTGATAGGTTCAGGCGGTGGGCGGTGTGTGCCATCGGTGGGCGGTTCCTGGTGCTGGTGGGTGATAGGTTCAGGCGGTGGGCGGTGTGTGCTCATCTGTGGGCGATTCCTGGTGCTGGTGGGCATATTTCAGGCACCCAGCCGGAAGGAGCAACCCCTAGACACCTCGGTGTGGCGGTACGGTCTTGCTGAAGGTGTTTAATCTCGGGAAAAAATACGCGGCTGTATCGCTCTAAATATCAATTATTTAAATTCTCCGCTAGGGTGTGTCGTGCAAAAGCCAGTGCGGGGAAAGTCGGTAATTGTACTTAAAGTGAAAAATATAACTATTTAAAACACAAATAGTTAGAGGAGAAAATAAATAATTAAAAAAAACAAAAGCAATAGCTTTTAGTATAGGTAAACATTCAACGCTTACCTATACTGAAAGAATATTTTATGCTAATTTTCTTGCGCTTGCGTTCTTTATTAATACAGAGGAAAGAATCTTTGGTATCTTCTTTATCTCATCATACTTTATCTCTATTAATCTTACGTTATGTCTTTTACTATATTGGCGCAAGCTTTCATCACGTATCTGCTGATCTTCAAACGTCCATGAGTCCTGATGGAAATAGGCTATATATTTATAATGCTGTTCTCCGTTCATTTCAATGAACATTCGATAATCCGGCAAATAGAAGTCAACCATAAGGTGCTGTCTTTTGCAAAATAGATTTTCGTTCGGAATAGGATATTGCGGAACAAAATTAATATGATGGTTTTCTAACCATGTACGGATATGAACTTCACCTTCACTGCCAGTACAAAACGGACAACCGCCTGCACCTCTCAGGTGCATCCATGGGTCTATCATGTACGAATAATGATGCTCCTTGCAAGTAACGAGTCCTTTGGTGTCATTATTGACATAAACGAATTGCGAATAATCGAATCTATCATTATATTTTTTCTTACAACGTTTTACCCAATTTGCCTTACGCTGTTCTGTGGATAATATATTAGAATAACCAGCACATGCGGGGCAGCCGCATTTTTGGTCCACATGACAATCATACCTGGTTTCCTGCCAGCCATGAATAGGGCACTTATAACGAATACGATCCGACTTTATCCGAGGAGGCTTACTTTTATCATAAATATATTTATCTCCATGAACCGCCCTTGCGTTCTTTATCCAATCTTTAGGATATAATCGTCCGTTACAATAGATGCAAGCGCTACCATGTAGTATAGCATCAGCAGAAATCTTATGCTCTCCATGCAGTTTACACTCTACCCGAATCTGAGAAGTCTTACATTTATAATCTTCCCAGTGGAAAACATACTTGTCGCCATAAAGAGCTAGAGCATCTTCTTTAAACATTTCAGAATTATACAAAGCCGGCTTTTTCATGCCGCAACACTCCCAACAACCATGAAGTTGCTTGCCTTTTTCCTTACTTAGTAAGGTTCTTGGTCTTATCGCAAATTCACCATGCTTCGGACATACCAGAATCACTGCCGTATCACGACCTTTATACTCAACCTTAGAATAATCATAATCAAGGTATTTTGCCTTTGCTTTTTCAATAAATATCTCCTGAGAAGTTTTCTTTGGTTTACTCGCTCTTATCTTCTTTATCTGAGACATGATTGAATTTTCTTTCAAGGCGCGACGCTTTTTTGCTTCTTCGTGCTGAAGAGCACGGGCGGCAGTAAGTCGCTCCTGCGCACAAATAGGACAGCCTGCAGATGCCTTGCCTATATGGTTTCCAGCTTGTACCGTAAAGTAATGATTATGCTTGATGCAGCGGATCGTGATAGGCGACAATCCCGCTACATATACGCTTTCAGAATAATCGTAAGCATCACCCCATTTTGCACGAGCTTTTGCTACATATTCATCCTTAGTAAGCTTCTTGTTACTCCATTTTGCATAATAATCATATTCATGCCCTTCCGTGATAGGTTCCAACTTGATTATATCAAGCCAATTCTGCTTGAAATAATCATATAGCTCACGGTCAATGGCTCTAATTATTTCAGAGCCTCTACCTTTACGAAAAGAGTCCTGTACTTTTGAGAAAACCTCGTTTTCGTTCCAATCGGGATGAACGAATAGAATAGATAAAACTCTTCTGGTAATACGTACACGTTTCAACATATCGTGTATCTTATTATTATGCGTATCGTAATTACCCTCAAGTGCATTCTTTGTCCGTTCTATGTTCATTTTACTAAAATCATACAACATAAGCTATACTTTTTAGATAATAAAACATCGGTATTCATTAAAAAGTGGAGCGCAAACACGCAAAAAGGATGCTCAAGCCCATATTATAGGATATGGACTGCTCTTGACTCATACTCCCAGTGTCGGGTGGTGCAGTGGCAAGCTGCTCGATTACTGCCGTGGCTGCCTCCTGAAGGTCAGCTTTACCCATCAGTAGGGTAATGGTTGTTTCATTCATTACTATGCTACTATTTTATATTAGACATCGGCGCACATATTTATATATAAAGAGGCAGTACGCCCTTAACCCCTTGTCTAATGGCAAAAAACGCTCGAGCATAGAAGAGAGCTTACCACGTCTACGACATTACATCGCAGACAGGGGAGTTCGTACTGCCATATATGTATATGCAGCCTCTGTATCAGAGACACACCATGTGCTTCGATACTCTATGCTCTACGTTCCGTTTTTTATTTTTTTAGATGGTGCAAAGATACGGAGATTTATCGAAACTGCCAAACGTTCTTAAATAAAAATCTTTATTTTAACCATTTTTTAGGCTAAAAACTTGTATATTATAAAAATATATTATACTTTTGCACCACATAAGCAACAATATAATAAAAATAAAGCAATATGAAACACTTGGATATAAAAAGAGCTTTGGCTGATCATAATATAACCCAAGTTCAACTTGGCGAGAAATTAGGTCTCTCTCCTCAAAGCTTAACATCAGTTATAAAAGGCAATCCTACTGTGAAGAAGCTGGAGGATATTGCTACCGCCATCGGCTGCGACATCACCGACCTCTTCTATTCCGACCCTATGGAAGAAGCAGCAGAACAGGAAAGACGTGACAGAGAAATGGAGCAGGAGAGAGAAAAGGCACTCGAAAGCGCAAAGGATAGCAAGATGCCGCTGGAGCCTGTTCTGCGAGACCTGGCAAGAAGAGCCTATCCTAGCATCACGGAAGAGGAAGTGGAGGAATGGGTGGAAGTCATCAAAAAGAAGAAAGGGATTCAAAAGTTTGATATGAGACCGGGCAAATTGGGGCTACAGAATGCGATGGATAGGCTGAGACAATTTGAAGAGGCTAGAAAGAAGCATGAGGGCGAAACTCTGAGCGCAACGCTTCGTGGCGATTTGCCGGAAGGTTTCATCGAAAGAGACGTGAATTTCGTGCAGCAGCTAGCAGGGAGCGAGCCAGCCTATCCGGTTCACGAAAACGGACTGGTATCAGAAAACCAGCAGCAAATGATCCAGACTTCCACCTTCTGCCCTCACTGCGGAAAGAAGGTAAGGGTGGGAGTGGTACTGCTGCCCGAAGAATGATGAAGGATGAATATCGAATGATTAATAATGTATAACTTTTAAAAACGGAATGAAGAAATGAAACAGAATTTTCTATCTATGATGAAACGTTCCATGGTGGCCATCTGCACAGTGGTAGCTGCGGGAATGATTACGTCCTCGCTGGCAGCTTGCAGCAGCAGCGATGATGAGAGTGAGAAGAATGCGGCTAAGGTGAAAGAATATCTTGCCGGCAACGAGTGGACCACCAACAGTACCAGCGGTACTTATTCTTACTACAAGAACCACATGGTTTACTATGAGGGCAGCGGGCAATGGACTCCGGGCGGTCTCTTCGCCGAGCCTAACACTGCCTTCGGCTACTGGCAGATGGATGGTGACAAGCTTACTACCCGCTTCGAGGTGGGCACTCCGAAAAGCTTCAATATCGGCAATCTGCTGAACGGAACTCTATCGGGCATGCATCTGCAGGAGAGCAACAAGCTCATGGGCAGCAGGGTATCTATAAGCATCGATATGCGCCCGCTGATTGTGGGTACCTTCGCCAACGGCAATGAATGCCAGATGAGATGCGGCAGTTCGCTGAAGGATATTTCGGACGAGACGGACCACGATGTGGCGCTGCGCGGCACCTGGTATTGCGTCGTTACCTATACCAATGCCGAGGATGGAAAGAAGAGGAACTGCATGGCTTCCATGACGTTTAACGAGGATGGCACCATGCACATGGTGATAGAGAGCGTCAGCAATCATACTGCTACCTACACCACTAAGAACGGAAAGGTTACTATCAATGGTTTCCTGAGCAAGAGCGATGTGGTTACCTTCTATTACAAGAACCTTTCTGGTATAGAGATTAAGCTGTATAGCTGCGAGAACGGCTATCTCTCGTCTATATGGTTTAAGAATAGGGAAGATGCAAAGCGATATTAATAAGGCGGAAGAATAAGTAGGAGATATATCAGCAAGGCCGAAAATAGAGCGGGCGAGGGGACTATCACTAGTGCCCTCGCCCTTTTTAATTCAGATCGAATGAAAAAAAATGAAAAACAGCATTCTGCCTTTTTTCTTATTTTAGATACATCGTATGAGATACCTGTAATATCACATCTAATTTTCCAAAAGCAAAGATACGAAAAAGCTGCGTGAAACATCGGACAACATCTGTATGATTTCTAAGGGATACTTCCATTATCTGTATGATTTTTATCAAATAATGCTATTATCTGTATGATTTCCACCGGAAAAATACAGATAATTCTTCGGGATGAGCCGAAAATTTACAGATAATTTCTTGTTTTTCTCAGAATTTTTTATAGTTATTCGGATTTTCTTCGTACCTTTGCAGCGCCATAGCCCTCCGATGGGCTATAATCTTAAAATGTATTAAAAAACAGCGAAGCCCTGCCGTCCGAGAAGATAGCAGGGCTTCTTTTGTGATAGGGGACCAGCGATGGAATCGCTGGGGACGGGGGCAAAAGGGGGACGAACTTTCGCTGCTAAGCTTCTGCCATTACGGCTTCAAGGGTCTCCATATCAGCGAACTTCAAGCCGCAATCCTTAGCAGCCTTGAAAAGCTCCTTCTCGTCAACTGCCTCGATGGCTACCTCTACCTCGGCATTGGCAAGGTCTGAGAAGTACTTCTCGGTCTTCTGCTTCTGATTGAAGAAATACTCATTGACCTCAGCGAACTTGGCAGAATCGTCCTTGGTGTATTCGTAGCCCTCATCGGCGTGCTTCTGTTCCAACTGCTGGCACTCCTGAAGCTTGTGCTGCATATCCTCGAACTTATCGTCCTTCAAGCTCTCCTGCGCTTCCTCCACATCCTTGTCGTAGGTATCGGCTACTTGGCGCAGTGCCTTCATATTCTTCCAAACTCGCATAGCGGCATCATCGCTCATAGATGATGTCTTCAATGCTTTCAACGTTCTGTAGGCATCAACTGCCTCAATTGTCTTAATCTTTTTCATAATTGTTTCTTTATTTTTATGTTATAAATATTCTTCGCCAATTAACTTGCTATACAGAATACCTTTCTATTTCCGTTACAAAGATAAGAAATATATCCCAAACTGGCAAGAAAATCAAATATTATTTTTAATCAATAATTCCTTGGCTAAATACCGTTTGCTTAGTAGTCAAAACATAGTCCACATACAGCCATAATGCGTAAGTTTTTCCACTCTGCATTTTGTTCTTGAAAAGAACGGTTTTACTATCACCGCCAGCCAGTTTTATATTACTCATAAGAATAGATTCGCCAACCAGCATACTACTATTTTCCTTGCTCGAAGAAAAACGTAGTTGCAATGAAACAACATGAGACACTCTATCAACATTCTCAATCGTTGCACTTCCAAGACCACTTTGTCTTAGTGTAACCTTGCTAGCATTAATGTCTGTTCTGGTTTTCACCACAAGAGTGATTGGCTGTAATACTGGTATAGGGATATACGAACCCGCTTGTAACTGAGGGAAATCACTGCTTGTATAATCCACGCTGCTCATAAACGGATAGACTGTGTATGTGCCTGCGTGGACCTTTGTAAACTTAACGGTGTTTGTATCTGATGTTCTCATATACTGTAGCTTGTCGCCATTGTTGTTATAGAGCAACACACCAAAGTGATAGGTTATGTTACCATCATCCAACAAGTCTTTCATGCTTATCCAGTCAGAATCGACACTTTGCAGATTATATGCTGCGCTAATACTTACGGCATCTTCCGCTGATGGACTTGTCGTGCCAATTTCTAGGTATTCACTTCTTGCGTTATGATTATACCCGCGAAAATCTCCTAGTCTGTAAGGTGCAGATGCCGTCCTATGGGTGAAGCCGTTGTCCGCTTGCGAATAATAGCCCTTTATATCATAGATATTTGTTGCTTTAGGATAATTGATGTTGCAGTCATTCCTCTTACCCTTCCACCCAGTATTGATATCAAGGAAAGCGTTGTCTGAGTCAACGGGCTTATACTTCGCCCACATATTTATTTTGGTGGACTTGCAAAGAGTAGCAAGGTCGCCGCTGCCCTCTCCGAAGAGGTTCTTCAGGTCATCGATACTGACGGGAGCCGTTATTTTTTCGTTTGCTAATGCCATACGCTTAATCTTTAGAACTTAAAACACTAGGCAAGGCAGCTCTATAAGAGCCACCCTGCGTTAATACTCACGATACTTACTCTGCTGCCTCGCTAGCCATATTGGTAGCGATAGCGGAATCAACCTCCGCTATCAATGCTGACACCTCACTGAGCTTGCTCTGAGGGATGCCGCTGATGTTGTAGGTCAGCTCGCTGCCGTTGGAGCTTGCGTTGGCATTGCCGAGATAGTTACCATTTGCATCACCATAGATACTCATATTGATGCTGTCGATGTTGCCACCCGTCTTGTCAACATTGTAGGTGATTTCTACTCGATAGCCGCCCTTGGTGTAAGTGGCGGTTGTCTGTTCACTCTTCTTGTTAATCTTTAAATTCTCCATTTTCTAATCTAATTTAATAAATTAATATTCTTGTTATCTAATCTCTTCTTGTCACTGCTGCCCTGCTTTCCACTCAATCGCTGAACCTCGGATTCGAGGAAGACCACACGAGCCTTCAATCTACTCACCTCATCGCCCACCTGCTCGATAGCACCGAATGCCGTTGCAATCAGCTTCGGAGACCAATAATTAATTTTGTAGTAGCCCTTCTCGTCAGTCTCCACGATGTCCTTTAAGTGAGGGTTGCACAAGACGTGCTGGGCAATCCAACCGATAGATCTTGTGTTGTCCTTCTTCCAAGCAAAGCCGAACGTGCCGCCCATCGCCTTGATAATGCCTAAGTAGTCAAGCTTGCGCAAGTCAGTCTTCAGGCGAGCATCTGAACTAGCATAAGCAGTAACTCCACCTGTAGCTAAAATATTAGTTTTAAATGTTGCAGTTACTTTATCTATATTTAATAACATAATATCTTCATTACAATATATAGCGAATTTATTACACCACATTTGAGTAGTAGCATACATTCTAGAACCATATCCTATACTTAAAGACTCGCCGTTTAATTGAGCAAATAAAGCACTAACATTTGTAGCCATATTAATAAGTCGTATATTTTTGCCTACAGTTAAAATACCACTCGTAGCTATGTTATCTGGTACGTCCAAACCACAATTAATTAATTTAAGCTTTCCACCACTTTGAGCAGAATTAGCATTAAACACAGAACCATCAGCAATTCCAAGATATATAGTCTTACTACTATGATTATATTTAAGACCAGCCCATTGATTAAAATCCCAAGCAGTTTCACCAAAACGAATAGCACCACCAGTGTTGAAAATAACTTCATCATCAATGGCACTAATAGGAGTTGACTTGTTGCCAATCTTAAGCGCACCATTCTTCAAGGTGGTACTGATGGTGTTGCTTGCGCTGATGGTGGTCGCACCGCTCAAAGCACCGTTCACGTTCCCTGTTCCATCGAAGCTCTGTCCCCACAAGGTGCGAGCGGTGTTGAGTTGCGCCGCCTTCGTAGCATAGCCCACCGTCAACGTCTTGTTTGTACCGCCAATGGTTATGGACAAGTTGTTGCCGTTGTTGGACAGGTTGGTGAACAATCCGTTGGCGTGTATTCCGTCCACCATGTCCGCATTATGCACCGTTGCCACGTCAGAGCCTTGTGCGATGCTTGTGTAGGCTTGGTTGTGAATGGCGGTCGCTGCGTCCTCAATGGTTGCGTATGCCTCGGTATGGCTTGCGGCGTTGGTTCCCTCCGTGCTATTAACCAAGGTGAATCTCTTGCCCAAGCCACCACGCCGGTCTTGCAACGTTCTGATTACAACAGAAGCATACGCGCCACGCATCTTAAGGAACACATCATAGTATGCCTTGCCTGTGGTCTTGTACATTGCAATCTTCAAGCTGTCCAAACCGTAGCCGTTGCGTGAAATCCACTGAATGCTACAACTTGCGTTTGCACCTGTGGAGAGGTTATCCGTTCTTATGTAGACTCTGGCTATTCCATAATAGCCGCCATTGAAGCCTTCAGAGATATAGAGTAAGATGCAGCCATCTGAATTATTACCTGTAAGCTCATTCACCTTAGCTATTCTTCGCCAAGGATAAGTGTTGGTGTTGCTGACGGTTGCATTACAATAGCTCATGTAGCCATTGATGGTGATGTTGGCAGAGCCATCGAAGTTGGCATTACCCATAAGGTCGCCGTTAAGGGCGATGTTCCTAGCCGTCACCAACTTTGTCGCTGAGTACACTTGCATGTTCGCCAACGATTTAGCAACCGTTCCGATTGTCATGCTCACTCCATTGTTCGTGTTGCTCAAAGCGGTGAATATGCCGTTGAGGTGGACATTATCCAACTTATCCGCATTGGAGATTGTCTTGCTGTTAATGTAACCCCATATTGCCGATGCTGGTCTCCTATATATCCTATTCTTGGCGTTGCTGTCGTTGAATCCATTGTCGCTCGCCCAGGAAGTAAGAATCTCCGTCTTGTCGGTCAAGTTCGCTGTGGCTGTTGATATGGAAGCAATCAAGTCCGTGTCCGCAACGGTCACATCAGCCGAACCATTGAATGACTTGTCGAAGACCGAAAGGGAGTGGTTCACCTTGGTTGCTGTTGCGGCGTTACCTGTGATGCTTGCGCTAGCTGTAATGAATCCTGCTCCATTCGTCAATTGGTTCGTGTTGTTCGGAATGCTTATGCTTTTTGCTGCACTACCATCATAGCTTCCGCTTGAATATCCGCTCCATGAGAGGGCACTTGGGTTCTTCAACGAAGATGGTCTATCCGTGATGTCTGCCCACTTGTGGGTATGCCCACTTAGGCTAAACGTGCTACCCTTAACAACGCTGATAGTAGTGCCATTCTTGGTGACAGACGTAACCGCATTACCGCTACCGCTGACAGAAATAGCAGTAGCACTACCACCTTCCAAGCTAGAAATACGAGAATCAAGAGCCTTGATGGAGTAGGCAGAGGCAATCTCACTCAGAGATTCAGACGCAAGCTTCAAGGCATCTGCATAGCTCTTTACACTACCATTCAACCCGCCACCACTTCCTGCGGAGCTAGTTCCGTATGCGCTTATTCCACCTGTGGCATAGAGATTTCCGTTAACCTTCAAGTTACCGTCCGAATCCTTCTCCAAGACGATGCCGTTGATGTTCACCTTGGTTGTGGTGTAGATTTCTCCCAACACATGCAGCTTATGAGATGGGGCAGTTGTTCCGATGCCGACGTTACCATTCACGCTAAGTTTGTTGGAGAGGTATACATCCTTGCTACCATAGCTGCGAATCCAAGTGTTGTCGGTCATGTACCAACCGCCGCCGTGGTCTTCACTATACCAACCAGAGTTTCCCTTGCTTCTGAACCAGTTGTTTGTGTAGATAGTTCCTGCTGGTGCTGCGGAAGTATTGATGTTGCCCACACCTGTCATGTTGCCGCTCACGTTTGCTGTTCCGTTGAAGGACTGACCCCATATTGTACGTGCCGTTACAAGTTGGTCTGCTTGCTTCACGATGCCAATTCTCGTAGCACCATCAAGCAAGATGTAAGGGCTATCTCCTGTGGTTGCTGGCAAGCTTTGAGCCGCAGAGAACGATGTATTTGTCACCAAAGTTCCTTGGCTTTTGAAATCGGCAGACGTGCGTCCTGTCTTCTTGATGATTGTGTAAGACAGACATCCATATCTATCTTGGCAATTTCCCCAAAGTTGAACATTGCCAGTTGCATTGTTGTAGTACACACGCAACCTTGAAGACATGTTTCCAACCAACTCACGCAAGGCTATGTTAAAGTTGTATGCCACAGAGCCATTCGCTCCATTCTGACGGATTCTCAACACGACAACCGAATAGGTATCGTTATATCCGTTGGAGAAGAGGAACGTGAAACTTCTATCATCCTGTAGGTTGTCTGTGACGGTAATGTCAAACAACTTCGCCCAATAGTGGGAAAGGTTTGCGGTGTTGCTGTTTACCGCTCCCGACCATACGATGTTGTCTTTGTGCCAACCATCGAGCAAATCCGCATTGAGGTTTGTCCATTGTGCGGTAGTCGAAGCTATGTGATTCGAGCCGTTGTAACCGAATTGCATACCTCCCTTGCCGAACTTCACCATTCCTGCGTTGCTGTTGGTAGAGCCCATCAAGCCGATAGTGTTGGCAAAGTTACAATCACCAATGTAGCAATCATCGCCAATGAGCAATCCATTGTAAGCACCGTTCAATGCGCTTGCCACAATCTTAAGCTGACCTGTGAGCGTTCCACCTGTCAAAGGCAAGTACTTTGCGGCGATGGCATCCACCTGTGACTTCGTATAAGCATCAGTAATGCCATACCCACTTATCGTTGTCGGCTTGCTTGTGAGTTCCGAGAAGGCAAGGCTGTTCTTGATTGCAAACGAGCCGAAAGCACCCTTGTTGCAATAGGCGAGGTTTGAACTTGTGCCACTATATGCTCCGTTCCAGTAAGCTATGAAGCTCATGTCAGGAATGATGTTGCCATCGATCGATGCGTTAGTCCATCCCGAAGTGCCCACCGCAGAAAGGCTCTTCTTCGTGTAGCTCTTGGTGTAGGTGATGGCTGTTCCACTGGTGGATATGCCAGTCACGAACACATTGCTTCCACTTGGATGAGTAACCGAGCGCAAGCCATCCGTAATGCCAAATCCCGACAAAGTGGTTGGCTTGTTGGTGATATAGCTCCACGCAAGGTTTCCTTGGAACGCCGTGAGAGCCTTGATGTGTGGAGCAATAAAGTAGGCATCGCCTTGGTTCGTCACGAACGAAAGGCTTACTCCTGCTCCTATAGTGTCATGGTCAGTATAAACCAATGCAGCCGATTGAACGCCACTTGCATCAGGGTTCTCGCTAGTTGAGAAAACCAATTGCGGACCGCCATCGCCATAGGACAGCTTTCTTGCCGACTTGATGTAGTTTGCATCGTTGCCATAGGTATTTCCATAAATCACCAAGCGATTCTGCTCAGCCTTGTAGCTTGTGTTGACGGTGACGATAGCCTTTGACAACTTCAAGATGTTGTCTATCTTGGTGATTCCTGTCAAGGCTTGCTCGGCACTGCTGCCCTGCACCTGTGTCGTTCCCACATAATGAGTATGGTTAGACAAGCTGAATGTGCTTCCCTTTGTCAAAGTCAAGGTATGCCCACTTACAGATGCAGCCGTAACCGCATTGCCCGAGCCTGTTACGCTAACGGCGTTCACACCGTCCGTGATACCATATCCACTGAGACTTGTAGGCTTAGAGGTCAAACTTGCAAAAGTATGTGTATGCCCATTGAGCGAGAATGTAGAGCCTTTTGTGAAGGTTATCTTTGTTCCACTCTTCGACACGCTAGTTACGGCATTGCCTGAGCCTGTGGTTTCAATGCTTGTTGCGCTACCACCCTCCAAACTGGAGATACGAGAATCAAGAGCCTTGATGGAGTAGGCAGATGCTATCTCACTGAGCGATTCTGATGTAAGCTTCAGCGCATCATTGTATGCTTTAACAGAACCATTCAACCCACCTCCACCGCTTGATGAAGATGTTCCAGCACCATAAGCAGACACTCCACCACTTGTGTAGAGGTTAGCCACCTCTTCGGTCGTGGTATTCGTAATCTTCAACGCCTTATTGGCTGCGTCATACTCCAACTTGATGTTACCGATGGAGATATACTTTCCACTAGGCACGATGATGCTTCCATTGATGTCAGCAGTGCCATTGAACGAATTTCCCCACAATTTGCGAGCATTAGTAAGCTGGAGAGCCTTCTTCGCTGAACCGTTTGTGAAGTAACCTTGCAAGGTGGCGATACTCCCTTTGTTTGCGGATATGCCCGAAGCATTTACCCCTTCTGCCTTTTTCGCTCTTGCTACCTCGTCAGATATAGACTTATTGATTCCATCAACAATACCGCTAAGAGTGTCAGTCTGCGCAATATTGGCGAGGAAGCTCACCACCTCGTTCCACTTATTGATAATTCCGTCCGCAGTCTCCTCGTCAGTAGTCATAAGGGCGTACCAGTCATAGGCACTATTCCAATGACTTACCTTAGTGGATGAAATGCCGTCCAGTACAGACTTATTGCTATGAGTATGCTTTGCTGATACCGCACCATCCCAAGCTGTCTGCTTTGCAGTAGTAGGAATGGAGTAACCAGAAGCAAGGGCAATGGCAATAGTTCCATTGGTAGTGATAGGCGAGCCGCTGACCGAAAGCCCAGTTGGGACAGAGATTGCAACCGATGTGACCGTACCTGTGTTCTTAGTATATCCGCTATCATTGCTGAGTTCGGACAACTTGGTAGGAACGGTTACGTTTATGGTTTTCGCAGCAGAGTTTGGGGTGTAAGTGCCTAGGCTTGTACCATTCTTCTGAATAGTCAAGCCGTAGATGGTCTGATGCGAAGTAAGATAGCTACCCTTTGGCTGATAGGTAGCCTTGGCAGCTGCTATCGTAAGATAGTCGGAGAACACGCCTGTCCCGAATGCGTTTATCTTGTCGTTGAGCTGCTTGATGCTCCAAGCAGTAGCAAGGAATGAAACTTCCGTCTTGCTGCTGTCTCCGTTGTCGGCGGAAGTCATGGCTGTAGCCTTTTCGAAGCCAAGGACTGAGCCGTTCAATCCGCTTCCTGTGCCACCGCTGACGGAAGAAGCACCGAAAGCCGTGATGCCGCCTGTCGCATAGAAGTTGGCGGCGGTCTTTCCGTCCGTCTTCTGAACGTAGAGATTGCCGCTTCCATCATTGATGATGTAGATGTCGCCAATGGCAACCTTGCTCTTGAAGGTAGCGATGCCGTTGACGGTAAGCGCACCTGTTATCGTTCCTCCTGCAAGAGGGAGATACTTAGCAATGGTCGAGTCCACTTGCGCCTTGGTATAAGCGTCCGTGATGCCATATCCTGCGATTGTAGTTGGCTTTGAGGTCAAGCTAGCGAAGGTATGGGTGTGACCGCTGAGGGAGAATGTGCTTCCCTTTGTCAAAGTCAAGGTGTGACCGTCTATGCTTGCGCTAGTAACGGCGTTCCCATTGCCTGTGACCGATACCGCATTGACTCCATCGGTGACTCCATAGCCAGCAAGTGTTGTTGGCTTTCCCGTAATCTCGCTGAATGCGTGGGTATGTCCCAACTTGCTATAGGTCTTCTCCGCATCGGCAGACTTCAAGTAAGCAGCCAAGGACTGATGAGCAGTCAGATACCCTTTATCATTGGTAAGCTGGCTTACCTTCGTGATACGGTCAGTGATTTCTGTCCACTTATGGGTATGCGCACTAGGTGTGAATGTTGATGGCTTACCCGTGATGTTATTCCAAGAAAGGCTCAGACCGCCAAGCTCTGATGCTATATTGTCAATTCGGCTGCTGAGAGCCTTTATAGCATAGGCATTCGGAATACTAGTCAAGTCTGCATCCGTATAGCTTCCTTCTAAGATTCTCGCATAGCTGATTACGCTTGCATTCAAGCCGCCACCACCCGTGGTAGATGCTCCTGCTCCGTATGCCGTGATACCACCTGTGGCATAGAGATTACCATCAATCTTGATAGCCTTATTTGTGGAATCATACGTGAGCTTAATGCCATGGAAGGAGATTGCGCCTTCGAATGTAGCATCGCCCGATACGCCAAGTTTAGAGAATGGAGCGTTTGGCTTCAAAGACACAAGGTCGGCAACGCTCGTTCCTGCACTTCCTTCCTTCCAAGTCGGCTCGAAGAAGGTGAGGTATGCGCCAAGATTCTTTTCACTGATGACGAAAGATGTAGGGTCTGCGTGAACCCTACCATCTGTTCCCCACCAGATTGCGCCACCTGCCACATAGCCCGAGCCATCGAAGCGGAATATGGTGTTGGCAGGAGTCTTAGAGCCATCGTTGTAGTCCTTATCGACCATTTCGCCACCGAACCAAGCAGCGATGCCGCCTCCCTTTGCAGACTTCTCCGTGATACCATTGATACCTGCCGTAGTGTTTCCGTCCGTGTCTCGCAAACCGATGAGTGATGTAAGAATCAGACCTCCGTTAATCTCAGTATCGGGAGCATCCATCAGAGCCTTCTTTAGGTAAGCAAGGCTGGTTACGTCACCGATTACTACACCGAGGTTGCTATAAATCTTACTGGTAATATAGGCGTTTGCCAAGCCAAGCTTGTCATAGAATGCGCTGTATGCTGACTGGAAGTTGGTGAACTTCGTTCCAACGGCTGAAACGATGGTAGCCTTGCCCTCAGTATTAGCCGCATTATATCTTGCCGAAATATCGGAGAGATACGTGACGAGTTCCGTCTTGGCAGTCGTGAGGGTAGTGAAAGCAGTGTTGAGGTCAGTGAGTTCCTTGGTGTCCTTCAGTACCGCTGCTTCCTTCACCTCAGTGTAAGATTTCTCGGCGGCTGCAAAAGCATCTTCAAGTCGCTTGGAATCCTGCGCCATAGCCGCAATCTCAGAAGGCTCTAGATAGCCATCCGTAACATAATTATCGAATGCCTTCTTGTTGCTTGTAACGGTCTTGCCGAGATTCGTAACATTCGTCTGTGCGGTCTCTGCCGCCTTCTGCGCTTTCTCCGCCGCTGCCTTTGCTGCGTTTGCAACAGTATCATCTGTGTACTTAACCTTCTTTGTCCAATCGGCTGCACTAAATGAAGCATTGGTCTTGGTTGCCACGACAAGCTCGCCCTTGGAATATGCAACACCACCGAGGGTATATGCTGCTTCCAAAATCCAGAGGTCACGTTCCTCATAGGATGCAGGCTTGCTTACATAGATGCTGGATTTGCCATCTATCTTGTCGAAGACCTCGGTAGGCACATCCTGTTTATCCCATTTCGTACCATTCCAAAAGAAAGTCTGGTTGTTGCTTGTGTTATACCACAGGTCGCCCTTATGCTCCTTCTTCGCATCATCGGTAGTCCAAGATGTACTCGGGTCGGTTGCCTGATACCAAGTCTCAGCCTTCTTGTCGAGCTGGTCTCGTATTCCCGTCAAGCTCTCCTCTATGGTCTTGGCGAATGCGTTGAGGTCGGAATCATTAGCCTTTACCCATTCTGATGAGGTGAAGCTGCCAGTGGCTCTACTCTTAACGCACACCATCAGAGTCTTGCCATCATCTCCGCCGCTAGCCCATAAATCGCCCTCGTCATAAGGAACAGTAGGCTGAGAGGTGAAAACGGTACGCTTTCCATCTGCCGTGTCCTGCGCCTTGCTTGCTGCGGTCATAGCAGTGTTGATGTCGTTATCCTTGATTCTCGCCCATGCCGTACTCGTCCAACGGTATGTGTAGCCATTAGACGTATTGTAGAACAGGTCACCAGCGTGCTGCGACTTCAATGTATCGGTAGTCCAGTCAGAAGCAGGCTTATTCTGAGTAGTAGGAGCATAGTTGTAGAACCAGGTCTCTACTTTCTCATCAAGCTGCTCCTTGTAGCTAGCCATATCGTTTTTGTACTCTTCCTTGAAGGTATTGAGGGCAGAATCATCGGTGTACTTGGAAGCCTTAGTCCAGTCAGCGATGGCAAATGACGAACCTTTTGCCTTGGCAGTCTGGCAGCGCAGGATTTCATTCTTGTAGATGCTGCCATCTGTAGGATAGGTAGCATTCACCCAAATATCGCCCACCTGATAGGGCGGAATAGGTTGTGTGCTGAAAACCTTCATCTTGCCATCTGCGGTTTCCTGTGCCTTACTGGCATCGGATAGAGCTTTGGCGATGTCGGTATCTGTAATGATAGTCCACTTATAGGTGTTGCCATCCTTGGCAAAGCGGTATGCCTTGCCCGTCTTGTTATCATAATAAAGGTCGCCCAAATGGGTATCTTTATCCTTATCGGTCGTCCAACTGCTGGCTGGAGCATTATTCAAAGTAGGCACACCCTCGTAGAACCACGTCTCGATAGCCCCGTCCACCTGATTCTGCAAATCAGTTATCACCTGCGAGTTCTTGATGAGATTGTTCACCTGCTCCTCTGTCAAGCCCTTTGCTGAGTTCTCCTTGATGTACTGAGACAATTCCTTGCCATCTACGGTTGATTTCGCCGAGAGCTTACCCTTAATAGATACCTGCTTAGCTGCGCTGTCATACTTGATGTAGCTGCTACCCTCATAGCCATTCTCCTTAGTAGGTCGGTCGCCTACATACATATCACCATAGACGTTAAAGAAAGCCTTATTGGTCTGCTTGTTTACGCCATATTGCACATACTCCCTATTGGCAAAGGAGTAGCTATTTATGCCGTGGTAGAGGCTGATGGATGGCGAATAGGTATCTACCGCCGAGAAGATAAGGCAGTTCTGACGTTCTACATCGGTTCTATTACCGCACTGCGACAACACATCACCTTTAGCAGGAACATCGCTAGCCGTGGCGCAATCGGTATCGGAGAGGTCGATGTAGTGATACTTCTTTCCTTCCAACTCCACAGGTTCCTCATCACGACCGATTACCAATCGCCAGTAAAAGTGATTACCCACCTTATGATAAGTGCCCTTGCGAACGTTGAATGACTCTGAACGCACCTGGTCGCCAATAGCAAAATCATTATCCACGGCATCGCCTTCCTGTTCTGCTAAGAAATAGCAACGATAAGCCTTCTGTGACAAATTATTATATGTCACAGTAACCTCTTCTACCTTGTGAGCCACCACGCCACCAGCATGAGAGATAATCTCCTTGCCACCGATGGTGGAGGTTTTCTTGATTACCAACTCCTCGAATATAGCCTTCATCCTCACCTCCAGGTAGTCGGTAATAAGATGAGAGCGACCTTCTGTATCGGGAGTCCACGAGCCGCCGTTCTCTGAGTTGAAATCACCCACATTCAGACCTGCCAGAAACTTCTGTACCTTTTCAAAGGTAATCACGCCATGGGCTACGTCATCCTTGTCTTTCGCCAGGAAATGCTTCACGCCAAACTGACCCAGATATAGAGGAGTAACCACCTTCGTGTTATCCGTCTCCAGGCTGAGATCATCGGCTACGCCATTCAACTCGCTACCTCCGAGGAACAGCTTCGTGATTTTCGCAACCTTGGCAGTCAGCGTATCAAAGGTGGCAGAGAGGATGGTTTTGAGGAAAGAGATGGAATCGGTGACGGAATTATACTTCCACCAGGTGCCATCGATACCGCTCGAAAGGGATTCGTCGGTATTCAGTTTTCCACAATCCACGTGTTGAAGCCAATCACGCTTGCGGGTCTTGCCATCAGCATCCGTCTTCACTTCAGAGATGATGCCCTGCAGATAGATGTAGTAGAATCTCTCGTCGCCTACCAGCTTGTCGGGATTGGCGATAGAGTAGCCGTACAGGTCGATGCGCTCGCTCGGATATACCACCACGGCGGTATTGTTGTCGGCGGTGCTCGTGCGGGGGATGGCTACATAGATGTACTTCCGCTCGGAATCAGGGAAGACGGAAGGGTAGGCAGCAAGAGGCCAGCGCTGGTAGTTGTGACCGGCATCATACTCCAGACCCGGAATGCCCTGCATATAGCAGAGGATAGATGCGCCGGAGACTACGCTACACTGGATGTAGTCTGGCTCACCCATCGCATTAAGCTGGATGTAAAGCGCACTGCTCGAAATCCAATAGTTTGTATTCTTTGCTTCTGTTGCCATTTTTTTTGTTTGGATTTTTATTCATTTATAGGGCAAAGATAAAGGTTTTTGCGGTTTTAGGGGGGACAAAAAAGCTTTTGCCCTTTCAGGGCGCATTGATGATGCTGCCATTACCCAGGGTGTTACCCTGGGCTAGGAGCTGCTGCCCCTTCAGGGCGTATATGCGACGATAGGGGCAGCAGGGCGTACTGGCTAGAGGTAGGGACTTCCGTTGATGTCGAGCTTGGCTGTGAAGGAAACGGAGTACATATTCTGCGTGGTATTATCGCTGATCGTTATCTCGTCTTCCTGGGTGATGGTGCAGGAGAGCCAGGTATCTTTTACCTTCAGCCAGACGTGCTCGCTCATCAGAAACTCATGAAGGTACCAGTAGAGCCAGGCGGTATCGAGGGGGTCGCTCTGATAAAGCCACGACTCACGGTTATTCTGCTTCTTGATAGCGGACCGGGAGAAGGTATTGAAGGTTTCCTGCACGGCTATCGTATAGGGAGTGGTTTCTACCGAAAGCTTCTTGCTGTAGGCTTTCGGGATATTGATGCTCTCCATGCAGCCACGGGCATTGATGAAGCGGAAGGTACTGCGGGTTTCTGCTTCCGAGGATGGCAGGGCATAGAGGGCGTGACCGCCAATAGTCTGCGAGCCTTCCTTTGTGATTTCCTGTTCGGAAGAGGTAGGAGCGGTGAGTGCGGTGCTGGATGCCAATATCTGTGAAGAGACATAGGAGACTGGGTAGGAGAAGGATTCGCCTACAACGGTGACTTCGGGGATAGAAGTTGGCTTTCGGGAGAAGTCTTTTACTGCTGGGGATGGATTGGATAGAATGCGCTCCATATCCGACATGGCTCCTGCTATGCAGCGAAGGTCAGTATCGGTACCTGCGACAGGCTTCTGGGGATAATAGACCTCGCCTACACCGGTATGCACTTCGCCGTTTTTGTTCATATACTCATCATAGGCTTTTATGTACCATCTTACGAGCGGAAAGGTTTTTGTGGTGGCGGTGTACGGGAAATTGTCGAGGGGGATGCGGAGTGCAGAGGAGACATCCAGGGCTACGTTATTGCCTTCGGTGGTGACGGGTACCGTGAGCTTCACGGTTTCGTAGCTTCCTCCGTTATCAAAGTTTACTTCTATGATGACACGGTGGAAGGAGGGGCTATCCAGCGTTTCGGGCTGGATGGTGAAGGTGATGGGGTTTCCGGCAAAAATGGAACCCGATGTGAGATTGATTTTCTTTGCCATGTTATTCTTTCTTTTTAATTACGAGATTGACCACATCCGAAACGAGCTTGCAATCTTTTGCCTCTTCGGGAGTGATCTTGATGTGGAACATCATTTCTACCTGCTGGATGAGGTCGAGGAAATCGATGGATTCTAGCTGGACCTCATCACGAAGATTGGAGTGTTCTGTTACCTCGCAATCGACCCACGAGGTTTTCAGGCTGTTTACGATGGCGATAATGCGAGGAGTTATTTCTTCTTTTTTCATAACAATGCTTTTGAGATGATAAAGGATGAATTGGTACCGCCAAAACCGAAGGCGTTACAGAGAATATGATGAGGATCGTAATACTTAGGACGCATCACCAGGTTAAGATGAGGAAAGGCGTTCTCCTCGGTGGTGGCTGCATGGAACAGACGGCCATAGGTAAGCATGATGGTAGCTTGTACGGCTTGCGATACACCTGCCATCCAACACTCGTGGCCTGTCATGCCCTTTGTTGCTACTACGTTCGGGCAGATAGGGAAAATCCCCTCTATTGCCTTTGCCTCGGCTTCATCGCCCATCGGGGTGCCGGTAGCATGAGCAAGTACTACATCTATCATGCCTTCGTCCAATCCTGCGTTCTCGATAGCTTTCACCATAGATACTTCCTCCTGATAGCTATCAGGGGTAGTGATAGCTTTTCCGTTGGATGAGAAACCATAGCCGGAAAGGGTAGCGAAGGAAGGTACCTTCTCTTCTTTCAATCGAAGACTATCCGATGGTTCGAGAATAATGCAGGCTGCACCTCCCGATGGTGCCAATCCGTTTCTGCCTTTGCCGAATGGCTGCACTTTATCGGGTGAGAAGACACCGAGGGCATCGAAGGCTTCCATGCCATATTGAGATCCGCATTCCTGCGCGCCAATCACAATTACCATTTCAGTCTGCTTGCTATCGAGCAACATTTTTGCCAGTCCGATGGCGTGGCCACCTCCTGCACAGGCTGCGCTTACGGTAAGTGATAAGCCATGAATACCGAGGATAGTAGCAAGGTTCATACTGATAGTAGAATTGAGCGAGCGAAACAAGGTTGTTACCGGCAAATAACGATTATTGTCGCCCTCGTTCACATGATCTACTACATGTCTACTCTCGTAGCACTCAGAATCATTGCTTACTATGAGGGAGACGTTATGGTTTTCCAGGAACTCCTTACTGACCTTCGCTTGCTTCAGCGCCTCAAATACCGCTTCGAGCACATAGAAACCATGGTGAGGCATACACTCGTATTGCGCATGAGTAAGGATTTTCTCATAATCTACTTCCCAGCTTTCAACATCTCCACATAAATCGGAGATATAGCTATCACGGCATTCATTATGATGCAACCTGCATTTACCTTTATAAAGGTTCATGGCTACTTCTCGGGTATTTCTGCCCATGGCAGAAATGATACCGGTTCCGGTAATCAATATTTTTCTATCCATTTTCATTTTGTTTTTTATGTTATAAAGCATATACCGTCAACTCTACTTCACCCATGCCCGTCTTGGCATCGATGGTAGTATTTACCTTATCTATAAGGCATTTCATACCGCCTATATTCCACCAATCCTGCCAATGGTTCGGTATATCAGCCACTTGCGCTACAGTGGTGGTACATCTCACCATAAACTTCTTTCTATTTAAGAGGAAATAGGCGTATGGGAGAATGAAAGTATCGAAGAGACCACGGGAGCGGATTTTAGTCACTACCTTGCCCGTTTCATCTACTTCATCCGCATTGCAGAGTACCAAATCCTTATACTTCGGATCTTTCAGCCACGATGGTTCCTTGAAGGCACGTATCTTCAGCGAGAAACGTTCGCCGGTGCCTACACCTTCCTGCACACCATTATAATCAAACACATTGCCCATCATATCCAGCGAGTCGCAAGCCAGGGCATACTGTCCCGCATTGGTTCGCCATTTGGACGTGCCGAAATGGTCGTAGTTGTAATCGTATGGTTGCAGGGTGGCATCGCTGCCGCCACCACGCATTAATGCCACGGCGAAGCCCCATCGTGATTTATCCTGCAACGGTGAGTTGCCATCATCCGTGCCAGAAGGGTCGTAGCTTTCCACGAGCTTCAGTTTCTGCTTCATATAGTAATTGCAGAAGGCAGAAGAGATAACCTGGTTGATTTCCTGCTCTACAAACTCATGCTCCATATCCTCATCTATATAAGCGCAGAGGATGGGCTGCTGAGCCTCTGTAATCTGCACTACACTTTTTAGCAAAGGCTTGCCTTCAAAGTCAGTCACATCACCTGTATGCGAACCATAGGCTGCCTTTACCTCCTTGAAATAGTTTACATCGTTGAAAGGTACCGGAGTGAAATCAATGGAAATATCGTGGATAAAGTCTTCGTTCTCCTCACTGCAATCTCCATATTCCACGCCCTTGAACTGACCTACCTCGAAGAGTACTGGCTTTAACTCGTTGGAAGTCTTTGCCTCCTTATTGACCTTTACACAATAGGCATTGCCGGTGTTGCGGTCGATGTAGCAGTTTTTATCACCAGGGTTATGGATGTTATGAAAGAACTCAATGTACTTCATATCGGTGACGGTTCTACCCATCTTGCTGGTGTCGCCATCGGGCAGTGGATAGTCGATGAAGTTGTAATCGGTATCGTAGCTGGAATCCTTTAATTCGCCCTTGGCGTTGCGCACATAACTCTTCTGTTCCTTGGCATCAGCTTCGGCAGAATAGCGCATACGCACACCGGTAATCTTCTCGGTCATCGGAATCATCGAATGAATTTCGCAGTGGAAATCCCTAGTCTTTCTACCGCTTTTTCGCATCACGTCGCGGGTGAGATAAGCCGTAACCTTCTTCTGCTCGTAATCGTAGGAGAACTTGATGCCGAATGCGTTTTCCAGAGAAGAGATGACGGTGCTCACGCTCTCATCAGGGAAATTCTCGCTATTGGCAACCATATAGAGCACGTTTGCCTGCACCTCAAACTTCTTGATATTCGATTCGATGGTGATACCAGTTACCTTCATTCCCTTTCCTGGCGGGAAGGCAACAACTTCGCCTACCTGGATATGGCGGGTGGTAGCCACGCCGTTTTCGGTCAGCGTAAGGTCGAGTTCCTGTACGTCCTTGTCTTCTGCCTTGGTGACTTCAATCTGACCGCCGCAGCCACGGCTCTCCAACCAGGAATTGATATGTTCCTGACTCTTGAAAAATCCAGTCTTGATTTCGCCTACCGATTTGGCGGCAACAATCTCCATTTCGGGATTGCTGCCTTTTACGTAATCTTCCGCACCGACAATATCCTTGGCATCCTGAATTTCCTTTGCTTCGTAATAATCGCCGTGATGGGGATGTTTGAGAGTGTCATAGCCACAGACGGTGGTGAAGAAGCAGAGGTGCTTCAGGTCCTCTATCTCCATTAATGCGCGTTTGTCAAAGGTTACACCCAAATGGGCAAAGAGACAGTCGAGGAAATAGAGTACATAGAAGCAGATGCCCGATTGCGGACGCTTGGCATCCAACACCCAGTAAGGATAGAGGTCTTCATTCGTCCATGAGCACTTATCCATTTTGATGAGGTCACTCGATGTATTCCCTTCATCATCAAGGGCATGATGCTTGTAACAGATTCGGGCATTGCAGTAGGTAGCAGGTCTGCCAGCCCCATCCGTCTCGTCATAGGCTGCCGAGGTATTAATATAGTTGCCGTTGGCAGTCTCTTGCGGTACATTGATCGTTATCGCACCAGAAGAATAAGATTTCTTACTCTTGTTGTAGGCATCGCCGATATAGTGTGCCGTATCAGTAGATGTATATTCCTTGCAGCTTGCGGGATAGGAAAAACCGAGTGCCTGGGGTTCCAGTACCTTACTAGCTCTCAAGGGGTCGGTCGTAACGGTGGCGGTGGTATTCTTTCCACCTTTCTTGCCATCGGAATGCAAATTAACATTTACTACCGGGTTACTCCAAATATCTACCCTCACGTTACCTATCTTCTCGCCAATGATAATCTGGTCCTTTACGGGAATATCACGACACTGCAAGTCACTGATAAGCTCGCTGAAACTCTGCGTGCTGGCATCGATGCTCATAGAGAGAGAATTGGTTATCTCCTCACCATCCTGCATAATCAGGGTACCGCTGCGGAATGGCAATCCGTCGGCATTGATTCTGACAGGCAGGTGCTCCATATTCACGGCTTTCATAGCAGCATGAATATCTTCGATGTTCTTTACCAGCCAGCGGTTGCCGTCTAGCGGGATAGAGAAGGGATAGGAGAACATTTCCGTATCGTTATATACCGGGTTCTGATCCTCTATATCTATAGAGAAATCATCGGGGAGCGCCACAGGCTTATCATTGATTAATATCGTAAGATGCGAGTTCATTTTCTGATTTCTATTTTCTGATTTCTGATTTCTGAACTTATGTTCTGAAATTTATTTTCTGATTTCTATCCTAGCGCTATCATATAAATCTATGAGGCGATGGGTAAAGGTATCTATCAGTGCCGTACCAAAGGCATTGATTTTTTTGTGCCCATGGTCGTGAAGAATGCCATCGGTCATAAAGACCACGCTCTGGTCGTAGCATTCCGCTTCCTGGCAAGTTACCATGTGGGCATAGTTTCGGGCGATGCCGTAACCTGCCTTGATGGTTGCCTTGCTGCCATCCAATAGCTCTATCTTGCAGCCTTCATTCATTATGAGGGCGGTAGTGGCATTATGGAGAATGACGTGTGCCTTGCCTAAGACGTATATCTTTCGGGAGGAGTATAGGTGGATTTCCTCGTCTGTATCGCCTACAAGGACGGTACCGGTGGGCGAATCCTCGTTATAGAAGATACCACCCTGGTTTATATCAGCCTTAAATTCCGGATATACCGCCTTGAAAGCATCGATTACCTGCTGCGGTACCTCGGTGATTAAGCCATGCCAGTATTTGCGCCATGCCTCGCACATTTCGGGAATAGTCAGCGTGCTTTTGAAAGCATGCTGAGATTCCTGGCAGTTGCCGCTCTGGGCGAGAATATTGACGCAAAGGGTCTTGAAACGCTGCGTGCGCTGTTCTGGGATTTCTTTATTCTTTGCCATTTTTTTATGCTTCGGCATCCTCTCGTGCTTCTTCTATAGTTTTGGTGAGAATAGCTTCATAGCCGGAAAGCTCCTCTTCGGTCACGATGTCAGAGTAATCCTGACGAAGTTGGTCTATGCGCTCCTTGATACCTTTCACTCTCGTCTGGGTAGATAGCTTATCCTTGCGAAGGATATACTTGATGCGGGCATCGGCTTCTGCCTTGTGCTTGGCGGCTGCATCACGGGCAGCTTTTACTTCCGGACGGTCGTTGGCAATCTTCTCGGCTACCTGCTCGGCAAAGCGAGGGTCACGGGATTGCGCCTTCTCGTAGAAAGGCTTAAACTGGGTGCGGAGGGTCTGAGGGTCGATGGTAAAGGTTTTCTTCGCGTAGGCGATGTATTCAGGATCACCTGTCTTCTCGCTCAGTCGCAGGTAGCATTCGCCCATCTCTCTATCTACTGCCTTGAAGATTTCCGGAAGAATATCGCTTTCGATTTCTACGGCTCTTGTGGCGAGTTCGGCAATCTCATCCTCGGTGTAGATGGCGCTCTTACCCTGTGAGATAGCTTTCTCGTTGGCTTCTGCCATGGTCTTAGCCTGTTCTGCCTTGCTTGCCATCTCGCTGCGGAGGTCACGCACGGTGTTCACCTGCTCCTGAAGGGTGGTAGAGAGGAACGGACGCAACTGCATCAGGTTGGGCATAGTAGCAGCGATACTTTCGCCGTTAGGGTTGGCTACGATACCATTATAGGTAAGCGGCTGCACGGTGGTGTCGGGCTTCAGATTAGGAAAGAGAGACTGCTTCGCCTCTTCCATGGCTTTCTTTTTCTGAAGTTCGGCATAGGCTTCCTGTTCCTGTTTGGTTGGGCGACCTACACGTCGCTTGTCGGCAGCAGATGATGATGCAGCGTTGGCTTGAGAGCTGCTGTAGCTATTCAGATAGGCGATCATCTGTCGGGTACGGCGATGATAGTCTTTAAACTTACGTGAGTTCTCGATAAACGAGCGTGCATTACTTGCACCTTCCAGGAGAGACAATCCCTGCTCATAGGCATCTTTTTGCTCCTGGGTAAGCATTCTTGCACCGATAGCTGGTTTCAAAATGTTGATGATTTCTTGTAATGATAAATTTTCCATAAATCCTTTTTGTTGTTATTTATTTGAAAATTAAGAATATTTTTTGCCTGTTTTAGGCTTAATTTTCGATTAAACGTCAAATTAAGCGATTTTGAAAACGCTTGATACGACATAAAACCGAAAATAAGCCTTTTTTTAGCACAGGATAGGGGTAACGAAGATACGGGAACCTTTTTGGTTGTTCTGGTAGCCTTCACTGCCATCCTTGTCATTCGATGATGAAGTACTGGAGGCGTTACTCGTAGACGAGGAAGGAATGTTGCCTTCTGATGCGTTTTTCGCTTTGTCTGCATCGAGTTTGGCCTGCTTCTCGGCTTCCTCTTTCTTCAGCAAACGGTGAATGCTTTCCCTTACGGTAATTGCATCATTGTGCGCCGTAGAGCGGGTCAGCTTATCAAAACTGATAACTGATGTGCGCTCCTTGAGATAGGCGGCTACTAAACGACGTGCCTTATCCAGCATCTTGTCATCATTGCTTGCTTGCAGAAGACGAGGAATGAAATCTTCGCCAAATGCTTCTTCCAGATATTCGCTCTGAATGAAAAGCATATCGGGGATGAGACGAACAAACTTATCTCTGTTGCCGTAAATGTCGAGATATGGACGCAGAGACTCGCAGGTAGGGAAAAGCAAATCCTTGTGGTAGTAGTAGTATTCGCTCTCCTGCCAAAGGGTTACGATTTCCTCTATCGCTTCATGTCGCTTCTTCTCGGCTTCGGTTGTATCATCTTTGCCGCTATCTGTTCCTTCATCTGTTCCTTCAGACGAAGAACCCTGATTGCTGCCATCTGAAGGGGTACTGCCTTCTGCACCATCGCCCGCTGCATCGATAGGCATAGGAGTATTCACTTCCTTTGCCCATCCCTCCAAGAGGGAAAGCAGGTTATTGAGCGAGGTCATGGCCGACTGGCGGTAGCTTTCCTTGCCCTGCGCTATCTGCTTGTCGGTGGCTACGGCATAGTCGTTGCTGGAAGCTACGTTGATACCGGAGCCGTTCACAGAAAGTGCTTGCTTTTCGATGTTCTGCGCCATCGCATCGTTTACGATCATGCGCTGGGCATAAAGCAGAAGCTCATTCCATGGGTCATTGACGTAGGTACCATCAGCAACCGCATTGCAGAAGATTAAGGGTTCTATGCTTGCATACTGCTTGCAGAGACGGTCGTATAGGGATGCTCCCAGGCGAGGCTTCAAGAAGTCCTTTTCGCTGTTGTCGAGCATACCCTGCAGGTTGGCTACCTCGTCCAGGGCATTGCTGGGGAGGTGGAGCCTGAGTTCTTGATTTGATGAGAGTATCATATCTTTTTAATGTTGATTGTTGAATGTTTATTTTAATGTTGATTGTTGAATGTTGAATTAGGCATACGCCATTGAGTCCGTTAGGCAATTCAACATTCAACACTCAACATTATTCCTGCCCCTGTTTCGCCACTCCGGTTTTCGAGTTATCGAGGGTGGTCAATACCTCTCGGTCTATCTGCCATACCAGGTGCTCGTCCCAATCGTTGAAGCGGCTCAAAACTTCCAGCGGACGTATCATCAACTGCTGCAATGGAGAAAACTGGATTTGCTTGACCAGAAAACGCTCTCTCAGGTCGGTACCGCCCGATGATGCTGTATCGCCAGGAGTATTGCCGATGAGCTTTGCATCAAGTCCCATGGCAAAGAAGATGATGCTGCTTATTTCCTGTAACTCGGTTTTGTCGGCATTCGCCTGATCATTTGCCTTGATTTCGATTTCCACTATTTCCCAAGCCTTGTGCTCCTTTCCGTCACTGCCCGTGAAAGCAGAAGAAATGAGCGCCTGACCTGCATTATCGGGGTTGGAGAGCCATGTGTTGATAGAGGTAAAGATTTCGTTCTGAATCTCGCCATGGGTTTTCTTTTTCTTCTCACCCTGCTGCTGATAGAGCCTGCTGATATAGTCCTGATGGATATAAATAACTCTACCGATGATATTGCTGTTGCGCTTTCGGGTGAGGCGGTCATCCACGATGGTGAAGGCATACTCAAAAATGCTGCCGGCAAAGATGGAGTGCCAAAGGGCATCAGCATAGTATGGACCGCCGAAATCTCTTGGCGACATGATGAAGCGGGTAGGGCGTTTCTTGCGGCTTACCTGCTTCTGTCGTGCCTCACGGATATTGCGCTGCAAATCCTTTACGGCTGATGTGGTAGGGAGATAGGGGATAGCCGCTATCTTGCGGTCTTCCTCTTTCTGCACGCCAACGTATTGGGTAGGGTCGAGCCACTGATTGCTGACGTAGGCATAGTTGATGCGGTAGTTCTCGTCCATACGCTCCAGTCGGGTAGTGAAGATGCTGCGATGCTTCAGACCGATCACCTTCGGTGTCCACTGTGCGGTAGGAACAGCTTTGCCGTTCTCGTCGAGGGAGCGCTGATTGAGCTGAAGTTCTACGAAGCACTGCGACATCAGAGCCATATCGCCTGCCAGGTCGAGGAAGGTCTGCATCAGGTCGTTGTTTTCTAAGAAATCACGAAGCTGGGCATTGGTTTCTTCCCATTTGTGGAGTGCTTCTTTCAGGGATTTCATCTCCTCGCTTTCCTCTTCATCGGAGGATAAGACCTGCGATTGAACCGCAGGGAACGGTGACTCTTCCTGCTGAGACTGCCCCTTCTGGTTCTGCTGCTCGTTCTGGCGCTTGGCTTCGGCGGCTGCCTCTTCCTTGGCTTTCAGGTCAGCTATCTGACCACGTAGCAGGACTCCGGCGCTCTCGTAGGGGATATACTTCTCCGTGATGTTACCGCCAACGTACTGGGTGTAATGATACTTGGCTGCGGGACCGCGACCTACCAGTATTTTCTTGATGTAATCTACTCCTGCTGCTGTGAAAGGCGACATGCGGGAGAGCATCCAGATAAGGTTAGGCAGTCGGTTGGCCATACCCCATTCCATAAAGCCTAAGCCTTCGGTACCTACGCCTTTCGGTTTGCCCAGGTTCTCGCCGCCACTCGATGCAAAGATAGTGGAGACTTGCTGACGTGCCGCAGAACCGCTTGCGTCGCCACCGCTTGCCGACATACCGGCTGTGGTAAGGAGCATGCCGTGAACGTAGTCGTTCCAGGAAAAGACTTTGCCGCCGCCATTTTTAAGCGGTGTAAAGGCATCCGGGCGAACGGCTACATAGCCTGCATCTTTCAGTTCCTCACTACGATTTTGGAGCTGCTGCAGGTTGGTTACTCTGTTTTTGTTTTTGCTTGCCATTTTTTGCGTTTCTTTTTATATTTTATCCTGAATGTGATTGAAAGAGAGAATGGTGGCGATATACGCACACCCGCTTTTTTCTCTATTTCTGAGTGTAAAGTTAGGGCTTTTTATAGTTTTGGAAGGGACAAAGAGGGGAAGGGACCAGCGATAGAATCGCTGGGAACGGTGGCTAGAGGGTGAGTAAGATTTTGCTCTTTATCCTTGCAGCTTTTTAGCTTCAAGAGATACTCCTGGCACGTAAAGTTCTTTCTCGGAGAAAAATCTTTAAAATCCACCTTGCAGAACAACATTCGCTTGTTGCACCATGCCGCCAAGTCCTTTTGCCACTGCGGTATTGCATGGTTGGAGTTCATCGGGTCTCTATATGGCTGCGCATAAGCATAAACTGCCCTGCCGATATGGTCGTGACGGAAGTCTTGCAACCGCTGCCACCAATAATGAATGCGGTTATAACATTCTTCAAAGTCGTTTTTACCGCCTACCATCGTGTATAAGAAATATTCGCCCTTGAAGCCTGCATCATTTATCATCTGCATTGCCTGCTCGCAAGACTTTATTTGTGGCGTAGTATCGCAACCGAAACGGATGCGATTATTTATCTACTTCACCTTACCCAACAAGGAAGCAAACTCAGGGGTTACTAACCGGGCATCCATCGCCTGATTAAAATCTATACGCAAACCAAGGTCTATAATCTTCTGAAGCTGCTGCCTCGCATAATCTCCTGCAGCAAGAATGTTATTATCCATCAATACCACATGATCCTTATCATCGATAGCGATTTCTTCTATATCCATATAAGGACGGATGACACCTTCTTTTTTAGGTACCACACACCAGGAACACTTGTTAGGACAGCCTCTTGTAAGGAAGCCATAAGCCGTATTCTTGGGTATATCGGGAAAAAGCTCATAATAAGGTTGCAGGCTATCTACCTCGGTCGGCAAACTGCTATATATGTCATATCCAGTTCCACCTTTTACCAACTTATCGTAGGAATACTGAGAGAAATCAACGTCAGGCGAAAAATTGAACACCTTGCTAGCATAAAGTATATCATAATGCTGATGAACGAAAAGATTTATAGGTTGCGCCCACTCCACATTATCGCCTTGCATTATATGCCAGCGTGCTAGTTTACCTAATGCGAGATTAGGATAAACCGTAGCGCCGAATTTTTTCTTTTTATGATGCCCATCTACATCTATTAAACCTATATTCATATCAACTCTTTTTCTTCATTATTTCCCTCTCCTCATCTTTTCCATTTCCTCATTCTCTTTCGACAACCTTTCGAGGTGTTCGAGAACGAGAGAATAGGATTGGGTGTTGACCTGATCTTCCGTTAGGCCGGCATACTTCTGCATCGTAGCGGTGGTAGCGGTGTAGATTTCCATCGGGGTTTGCGGCTTTTTATTATCTACCTTCTGCACCTTGAATACGTGAGGGTAACGGCGAGCTAGGGTGTGCATGATGCCGCTCCACCAGAAGAGGATAACCTGCCAGTTGGCTTCCGGATATTTGACGAAATAACCTGCGTTCTCGGTGAACTGCTTTGACTCGTAATGAAAATCGTATTTCTTGATGCCTGTTGTCGGGTCGATGTACTGGGTGGTGGTGTTGAAGATGGTGGCAAGGAACATGTTTCTGGCGCTGGCTACACTCGCGGCTTGCGTCTTGAGTTGTTCCTCGGTGAATTTATCCATCTTCTTCATCTTTATCAGGTTGTTGTCCAAACGGGTGTAAGTCTGCATCATATCACTGGCAAAACGGTATTGCTGCCAGGAGAAGCCATCGAGATCTTGGTGCGGACCTTGGAAGGCTTTTGCACGACGGTACCACTTGGATTTCTGACGGATAGATGGATAGGGGAAGCGGGTGAGGAAATTGCCACTATCTGCATCCAGCCAATCGAGAAGACCTGCGCCCTGAGCGATGTACTCAGGAGAGGTCTTATCATCGGTCTTAGCTTTTGGGGAGAGCCAATAGTTGAGCTGCCAAAGATAGAGGGGGAAGTGGCTAGCCGACTGGGGACCAGCGATAGAATCGCTAGAAACGGGGGCGCAGAGGGAGAAGAGCTTCTTCAGGAGGCTCTTCTTCTGCGGCTCTATGCTTACCAGGTAGTGCTGCTCATTGATGGGCAGACGAGTGTCGGGGTAGGCATTGATGCTTATCCCGGCAAAGAGGAAGAAGACGGCTATCTTCACCTTCTGCATATCGAAGGGGTGATAGCGGTCTGCCTTAGCCTTCTCTATCTGCTCTAGCATAATGAGGGCTATCTGCTCTAGCTGGGTGGGGGTGCATTGGTTCCAGCTTTTCGGGATGGTGAGGTTTATCTTTGCTTCCATATTACCACTTTATTTCTTTGCCATTATTGGAGATAAGACTGCCGTAACTGATAGCATTGAGACGACGAAGCCAGCCTGCCTCGAAGCCCTTCTGACTAGGGCACTGGGCAATGACTCTAGCGATGTATTGCTTGCGGCGTGCCTTGATGCGCTCGAAGAACCGCTTAGGGTTCTGGCTATTGAGCGCCTTGAGAGTTTTGTTACCTACGATACCATCAGCGGTTACTCCTAGCATTGCCTGTACGATGGTAACTCCTGGGGTACCGCTGATCCATACCCAATCTACCAGGATGTTGGCGATGCTCTGGTCTTTGATGCCATCGGCTTTCCATCGGTTCCAGTAGCAACGGCGAAGGATGGAGATAGCATCAGCTTTGGTGATAAGCTTCACGTCCTTTGCGTCTATGCGGCCATCGTTATTCTTGTCGTAACCTTGGGTCTGCCAGGTTTTCAGCGTTACGCCCATGTTGGTAGGACCGCCCTTATCGTTGGGGTGGTTCACGTAACCTCCCTCGAAGGAGAGGATGAAATCTGCAAGAGGTTGAATCTTTGCCATATCTTTTCTGTTTTATCGTTTTTATTCTGATGGCAAAGATAGCAAATGCTAAAAAGATGATGGGGACAAAGAAAGCCTCCCTGCGGCTTTTACAGGCGCAAAGAGGCTTCAAAAAATGTTATCCCAATCTTTTTACTTTAAATACTTGCACTCGCTAGTGCGAAATCCATATTACCTATATCAAAACAAACTACATCGTAGCGTGAGCGGACATATAGTCCCATATCTTGGTACAATCGTCTTCTTCGGGTTGCCAGTCTGCATCCTGGAAGTAGAAGAGATAAGCTGCCTTGATGATTTCATCTTCTGTCATATCGCTGCATAGGTCAGCATACATGGCATTGAAGGCAACATACTTATCCCAATCGTTCACCTTTTCACGGAACTTCATGCCCTTGGTGGCATTCACTATCTGCGATTTGGTCCAATGCGCGCCGGATCCTATCAACTCACCATTCTCACCTTTCTTGCTGTACACAAGATGGCAGACATCATGGTTGGCCATTTTCTCACTGTAATGACGATCATAGAACACTGCGTGCTGGTGACGGAGGATACACCAGTACAATTCCGGATTTGTTTCCTCTAAGGAGGCGAGGTCGCAGCTCAACTGCTCCATCGCCTCCATCATCTTCTTCTCGGTAGCCACACCGTGAGCGCGGGCCTGATCTATCAACTGAATATACTTCATCTTTTCTTACCTTTCCTTTTGTTGGTGGATAGTCATGCGATGGTGAGTGTTAACGGAGCATCGCACACGAAAGTCTTGCTGCAGGAGCAGCAGGCTACCTTGACAAGACGGTTTTTCACGCTGCCAAGAGATGTGGTAACGTTCGTGATTGCCGTAGCAGAGAAGACAGGAATGGTGAAATCCTGACTTACTACCTGCGAGCGGGTGCAGCAGGAGCCGCAGTTGCAAGGCACGTAACTGATAACACCCTCTACGTGAATGGTTATGAGATATTGCGAAGTACCCACGTTGTCAATACTCTTTACAGAGAACTGAGGGTTGAAAACCGGAGTCTCGTCCACGCATGAAGGAGCACAGAGCTGCTGCGTGATATTTACATCATAATAGGGAGCAGTGGCGGTTGCACCTACTGCAAGCGTAGCCATGATGCAGGCTGGAATTGTTCTTTTGTTCATAGTCTTTTCTGTTTTAATAGAGCGACGACTTCACCGCCGCATTAATGTTTCACCTGATAGCCCTGGGTCTTCTCTACCGGAAGGTTCTTCTGAAGAAGGTCGGCGAGTTCGTCAAGATCCTCCTCGTCAAAGGTTATTACACCCTCCAGGATAGAGAGCGGTCCTTTGTAGCGAAGCTGCTCTACCACATCGTGCGCCATCTGCGGAATGCTCTCTTCGGGAATATTCCCGAAATACTTGGCGAGCATCGGGGTGACAAGCGCATTGACCACAGGCTGAATCATCGGTTCTATATCGGCTTGCAGAGAATAGTTGCCGCTCACCAGTCCCATGCTGCCGATGGTAGCCTGGAGAGACTGTAGCATAGGCAAGTGCATCAGATTGCCAGCCGCTATCTGAGAGATGGCAGGGCGTGCCCATTCGGACACTACCGCTGCCAGGATTTGCGAGTTCTTGTAATCCATATCGTTTCTTCCTTTTATCCGAAAATACGGTTACTGGTTACAAGCGCATCCACATCCCATCTGACACACATTGCCCGATGGAATCATCAGCTTAGTAACATTCAAAAGTGAAGCTACCTGCGATTTCAGCACGTCGATATTGGCGTTGGCAGCGGCATTGTATGCCATCTGCTCTGCGTTGACCGCCTGCTGTGCATCCTTGTTGGCATCCACCTTGTTTTCGAGCTGGCGAATCTTACCGTCAAGATACTGAGTAACATCTACCATCTTCTTGTCGGTATAGTTCTCACTCTTCTGGATAGCAAGCTCCGTCTTCAATGTAGAGTTCTCCTGAATAAGGTTGGTCTCACTCTTGGTTACAAAGCGTGCATCCGGATCACTCGGATTGGCAGTCATGCCATTGTTACCTCTACCGAGGTTAAACAAGGATGCACCGCCACCCAGCAAACTGGTAGCCAAACCTGCGATACCAAGTCCAAGGGCGGTATTACCCAATCCCTTGCTGGCAACATCATAGTTGCCATCATTCGTTTTTACCTGCATAGTTTTTTGTGTTTAAATTCTTCCAATATCGGAATCACATGCAAAGGTAATAGGAATGAAGTAAACAGAAAAGTGATGTTCATTAGATGTTCTTGCGGATAAATCATGAAGCAGGAACACTAATAGACAGATAAGAAAAAGTACAAACGTGCAGAAGTACATAAGTACAAATGTACTTTGGTACTAAACTACATGGTTTCTTCCAAAGCCTTGATATACGGAATGGCTTCGTCCCTGATAATGTCGAGGAAGAGTTGTGCAGAACGCTTCATGGGTACATCCTTCATCCAGTGGGCATTGCTCATCAGTTCTTCTCCTATGCCCTGGATAGGGCGAGCTATAAGGGTAGGGTAGTTCTTCAGATACAGCTTCGGCATAAAAGTAACCAGGTGAGTATCTTCTATGATGGCAAGGTCTTCGTCTGGGTCGCTGACGATACACTTTACGTTTAATTTGGTGAGATCGTTCTGCAAATATTGCTGAAAAGTGTTGAAAACACGTTCGCCTACATCGGACATGATGATACCGTGCTTCAGCAGGTCATCGTATGTTATCTTATCTTTCCTGGCAAGAGGGTGTGTGTTTCGCATGATGGCACAAATACTGAATGGGATGCAGGGATGGCTCTCGATGCCCTCATTGGTATAGGCTTCGTTCATCGTAAAAGCGAGATCCAGCATGTGGTCTCGCAACAGGCGGTTCAGGCTCGTTGCCTTGGAAAATTCGGCATTCACCCTTACGTTAGGGTATCGCTCCATGAATATAAGTGCAGCCACACGGATATAGGGTGCGATAAAGGAACCTACACCGATGCGCAGTTCTCCGGTCATGCAGTTGTTGAGTGCATTGATATGCTCCTTGCAGTCTTCCGCCAACTTCAGCATTTCCTTGGCACGTGGCAGAAGTGCCTCCCCGTTCTCGGTGAGCATGATGCTGTGCGATGTGCGTATCAGCAGCCTGCATCCCAGTTCATCCTCCAGAGCCTTGATGTGCTGACTAATGGCGGATTGGGTGACAAAGCATCGGGAGGCGGCGATGCTGAAAGAAAGCGCCTCTGCAACATACACAAACGAACGTAAATGTCTTAGCTCCATAATCTCTTACTATTTTAGTTACACTATATAAATTAAAATTTTATGCTGCAAAAATAAGAAAAATATTCTATGCGGAAACGCATTTTGCATAAAAAAATCTAATTATGGGATAAGATATTAAAAAATGAAAGATATGTGCAGTTTTAAATGCGAAAAGCCCCGGTATCTTGCCTTATCTTGTTAAGGATCAATACCGAGGCTTTGAATTATAGAGTAAATTGCCAATGGAACGCATTGGATAGGGGGGAGCGATTAGTCATCGTTCTCACCGGGCATAGAGGTTTCATCATTGATAGATGCTACCTGCTTGCTCCGCTTAGATGACTGCCGTGAAGCGGAATTGGTATCGCTCTTGTCAGTTCCGCTTAAACTTCCTCCGATGTGCCTGCACCGTTGCAGAGAGAATCCCAGCCACTTTCAGGTGCGGCAATCTCATAGCGACCGTAAGTTGTCGGACTCAAAGAACCACTCAGTGTGACCATACGATCATCTTCTGGTTTTTTGCCCGTGTCTCCTTTAATATTACCGGAGTCGTACTTGAAGTCGTGCTGCTTGTCGTAAACGAGGATTGATTTATCACCATCCTCGATGATGTAACCACACTTAAGGTTATTGAGACCACGAGCCACATACGCAGAAGCGGCACTTACGCTCTCAAGAACGTAGTCCAAAGTCTGCTTAAAGCCCTTTCTGAAGCCCAAGTTTTCCCAGGTATGACCCTGACCGCCATCCTGGCACTCAAACTTGTAGAGACCCTTACCTTTCTTGAAGGACGCAGCTGTCAGCGCTGCATAGGTGTTCTTACCTACCTCTGGTGAGAGAGGGGCAGTGAGCTCACTCTTGATAAAGACATATACGTTTACGCCAAGACCACCGAAGTTCTCCAAGCATTCGTTCTCGGAGAGAATATCCTTGATCTCTGGGCATGTTACATTTTCTGCCATAATTGTATCTTTTTTGATGATTAAACGAAATGGCGGCGGAAGCCATATTCCGCCAGGTCAGGCGACCGTCGCCGAGGATTTATAGAGGGATTGCGCTTTCTGCCTGTTGAACCAGCGATGGAATCGCTGGGAACGGGGGCGAGAGGGGACTAGGCTTTCTTGAAGAAGGCGGTGAAGCCCTGGCTCATGCCTGTTGCAGCGAACTGGATCTTCTTCTCCTTGCTACCGGTGTTCCAGTGATCGAAGACGTAGTTGGTACCATCCACTGCCTCAAGAGTAACAATAGCGTTAGGGGTTGTCTCCACTGGCTTAGTGTACTCTGCATCGTTTACCTTCACCTTACCATCGATCTCGCCATCTGCGCTAGTTACGGTCTTGGCAAGAGAAACGGTAATGTTAGACTCGGTGTAGTCGCCTGAAACGAACTCTGCGCTTTCGAGGGCACCGTCTGTCATCGAGAAGGCCCAAGAGAATGGATTTTCCAGATAACAGCCCTGAATGCTTTGTGCCTGTATAGTGATGTCCCTCAGGTCGTCTGGACTGCCTTCACCAATCATAACCTTAGTGTCGTTACCCTCAGAATCTACTGCGTAAACAAGGTTATTTTCGATAGAGAAGAGGATGCGATCACCGACACCCAAGCCCTCAACTGGAACGATGGTACACTTAGGAAGCTCTGGGATAACGTAGTTACCGCCATCTACCACATTGAGCTTATGAGTACCGTATGACTGGAGTGCGTAAGCATCAGAGATAGCGATAGCTGTCTCAGGAGTCATGTAAGCGAGAACCTTCTGACGGCGCATACGTGGGTCCAGTTTCATGTAAACATCACGGAAGATCTTGTATGCAGAGCTGTCTGTTGCATTAGCTGGTGCAGAGATAGCTTCGCAGTGGATGAGGTTGTGGTTAGCCTCGCTGATAAGACCGTCCTCAATATCGTGCTTGATACCGGTAAGGAAGCCATCATAGAGAGCCATAGACTTCTCCAGATTTGAAGCGCCAGGAACATCTCTGTCAATGTCACCCCACCAGAGGTTGTTGTAAAGGTCGTCGGCGTAAGTCTTCAATACCGCTTCAATAGCTACGGTAGAAAGAGGATAAGCGCCATGTGAGTCTGTACCAAGGTTTGTCTCACAATAGCGATCCATGTTATCGGTACCATGGAACCAAGCGAGCTTGGCTGTCAACTTACGTTCCTTGAGGAAACCGATTTCGCTGTTCAACTTAGGATTTACATCCTTACGACGAGTAGTACCACCCTTACGGATAAATACATTAATAGTACGCTGATACTGGATGCCGCTGATAGTCTTGATGCCAAGACGCTTCATCTCCTCAGGGTTAGCGTAAGATGGACCCTGAACAACGCTCTTGAATACCTGGTTAGCGACCTCCTTGAGGGCGCTGATACCAATAAAGTTGTTTGGTGCTGCCATAATTAAAATTCAAATTTTGCTTATTTATGTATGTGATTTAAATTTCAAAAACTAGAGGAGACCGTTTTCTCTCTTGTACTCCTCGATAGCTTTCTTTGAACCTACTGGGTCGGCTGGATTCCAGGTTGGATAACCGGTCTTAGCGGTTTCTACCTTTGCACCCTCACCGTTGTTCTGAGGTGCAGCACCCTGTGCTGGCTCCTCGCCTGGGTTCTCATTCAACTCAGCAATCTGAGCGTCCTTGTCGGCGATGGTCTGCTGGGCAGTAGCAAGCGAAGCCTGGGCGGTCTTCAACTCCTCATCTACCTTTGCCTTCTCCTCATCAGCCTTTGCCTTGGCATCGTTGAGGGCCTTGATGTCCTCATCTGCCTTAGCTGCTGCCTCTTTCAGGTTCTTAATCTCCTCGTCCTTCTGGGCGATGGTTTCAGCGAGTGCGTCGTGCTTTGCCTGAAGGTCAGCAAGACTCTGCTCTGCTGTGGTAGCTTTCTGCTTAGCATCAGCCACAGCCTGCTCCTGCGATGCGAGATGAGCTTCGAGGGTGTCGAGCAATGGTGCATTCATGAATGCGCCTTCCTCCTTCACCTCAATCTGCTGACCATCCTGCATACCGCAAGCGGCATTGATCTTTGGATAATTTGCCATATTGATTTGATTTTTGGTGTTTGTATGTTGATGATTTTCTTGTGCAGTGGATGCTGATGCCTGCTCAGGCTCGTTGTCTTCCGGTTCTGGCTTTTGGATAGAAGCCTCTCGTTTGATAGGCTCGGCTATGCCATTGTAGAGAGCAAAGCAACGCTGAACGCAACCCATAAAGGTGCTCTGGTCGTCCATAAGGATTCCCTTCACGTCTTCAGCACTAAATATCTTGCCCTTAAGATGCTTATCGGTTGCATTAGGGCAAGCTTTCTTTACGTCAGTTCTGAACTCAACACCCAACTCGGCAAGCTCTTTTACGAGTTCCTTATTGTCGTTCTTGTTGGCGATGTCACGGTAAGCCTTATTCTTGTCGAATGACTCTGGATCGTACTCCTCGTGATAAGTCTCATCGGTATATTTATCCTTTGAGCCATTAGCCAAAGTATAGAAGGCAGCCATCACACCGATACAACCAACTTCATCTTTCGGATTCAAATAATATCGCTCATCGCAAAGAGAGGCGAGATACATACCTGCACTGGCGCACATGCCATCTACCAGAGCAATAACCTTTTGACCTTTGGAGTGGGCATAGTCGATAGCCAAGGCATAATCATTTTTAGCCCAAGCCGAACCGCCAGGAGTATTGATGATAAAAAGATGACCTCGGCAAAGCGGATGATCAGCCGCACGCATCATCATATCGCGATGGTCGACAGAACCATAAGAGCAATATCCGCCATTTCGAGTGATAGGACCATCTACGGTGAGAACCGAAACAAACGGAAAGTTCTGCGCCCGCTCATCATCTTCCGGATAGTCGAGCTGATAGTTAGTTCTCACCTGCTTGCCATCCTCGGAAATCTGATATTCCTCCGGATAGTAGGTGTTGCCTTTATCATCCTTTGCAGTGACGAATCCACAAGTCTTTTCCGGTTTGGTAAACGCTGTATGAGTATTTAAGTTCTGCTCGATCGTTTTGCGAATGCCATGCACGAAATCGGGGTTCACCATCCACTTCTTCTCGGTCAGAATTTCATAAAGACCTTTCATTGTGGGTAATAGAATTTTAAAAATTAATGTATGTTATCGTTATCCTGAAAACAAATCTCCTTACCTTGATTGCAAAAGAAGACTCTTATATATTTTCTGACGGCAAAGGTAATGGGAAAACGTGGGCAGATAGGGACAAAATAAGCCTATATGTGGGATTTCATTATGATTTAGGGGAAAACAAAAAACCCTGCTATCTATCACAGACGGCAGGGCTATTAATTCAAATCTTACTAAACTAAAACAAATTACATTTTTAAAAACTATAATAATTAAGAATCGGCACTTCTTTTTAAAAACTGATTATGAAAGCGTAATCGGGATAAACTCCGACATCGCCTGGCAGGATGCCGTAACGCTGCAGTTTTCAGCATCGTTCTGACTGGTTACGGAATTGGTGATGCGGAAGGTATTAGGCAGCGTATAGCAGAGATAAAGCGAATCATCCTGCTTGCGCAAGACTATATAATAGTCGTTTCTGTGCATATTCTTGATGATTTCGGGTATATTCTCCTTTCCAGCTTCGATATTAGCGGTAATCTCGAAGCTGAATGCGGTGCCGTTGCCACCTTCCTGGGAAGTCTGCTTGGCGGTGATAGCATCTGCCACCACGTAATTATCACCTTCGCTGGTGGCGATATGGAGTGCTTCGCCGGCAAACTTGCAGCCATTCATCTGCAACACCCGCTGCACAATGAACGGGATAGGAAGGGAGCTTTCCCTTGCGGCATAAAAATAAGCATCGGTTACTCCATCAAGAAATAACTCTCTGCAACTATTTGCTTTTTTCATATCTTTTCCTTGATTTATCTATTATTTAACGTTTATTATATTATGAATTAACACCTATTATATAAGGTGTAAAATCATAACCACTGCACTTCATCGATGCGATTGGGCTTATCGCGGCTATCTTTATACTGCATATCCACGCAGGAATAGGACTTGAAGAAGCAGTGCTCGGTGCGGAACCATCTGCCGATGATGCGGCGCAATACGTCTTTCTCTTCCTCGCTGACTTCTATACCATATCGCATTAAGTACCGCTCTAGCATAGCGTTATGGGAGCGGGCGATAACCCTGCCTTTGGAGGTACAGAAGTCGAAGGTGGATAGCGACCATTCTACGAGGCTGCGCTTGAAATCGTTGTTGAGTGAGACTACCAGGGCACGGATACCGTACGTATCCAATGTAAAGGTAGGCTTTACGGAATAAACGGTATCGACAATCTCTACTTCGCTGGGCAGTCGGATGCAGAGATAATCATCATGTGCGCCCTTGCCATCGGTAAGGCGACCATTGAGCTGCTGAACTTCCCGAAAAGTGAGCCAGCTTCCGGCATCACGGCGCATCATTACCTTGCCTCCGGCAGGGTGCCTGCCCGTGAGCATATTGCACCATTGCTGCTGGGAGAAACAGCCGAGGTCGATACGGCTGCTGCGGGCTGGGGCATTGATGAGGGAGTTACGCATGATGAAGTGCTCGTGCGAGTAGTTGCTGAACACCACTGGCTCATCCTTTGCCAGGGTGAGCTTGGGATCGCGGTGCCGGAAAAACTGGCAGCGTGAGGTGGGGAGACGGAGATAGATATTTGGCATTATTTTACCTTTTTACTTTTTTAAAGCGATACCTTTCTCTTGAGCATAATAGAGCATGATGGCATCGGTGATGTCGAGGGTATATTTCTGAACAGAGTTTCCTTGCTTTGGACGAGGAACCAGTTTATCAAGCTTTGCTGTCTGCTCATCATTGAGATTGAAGGCGAGTTTCATCACATCGATATAGCAGCCGCCCGATTCCGTATGACCGATGAAACTCTCGTTGAACATCTTATTCTCGCCAAAGAAGAGATGGAGGGCTTCCACCATCTGCTTTGGTGTGAAACCAGGTAACTGAGGATGCAGTTTACGACTTTTCTCAGAGTAAGTCTTCATTCGCTTATCCATGTAAGCATTGATGCTTCCGGAGTATTCCTGATAGAGTGCGTAAGTCTGAGATGCTGGATCTTTGGAACGGGAAGAGTTGAAGAAGCCTTCCAACTGCTTGAGACTCTGCATGACACCATCAAACTGATTGAACTCGGTACAGCCATTGAAGATGTCCTTCATTTCAGCCTTTACCTTTTCGAGAATTTTCTCTAAGGAATCAGCGAGAAATGTAATCTTATCCAGATTTCCGGCAAGGGTGTTCACCTTTTCCTGCATGCCCGGCTGGGTGTAATCTATGTAATAGCGGAGAAGGTGGCCAAAGCTGAGGAAGTCGTAACTTACATCACTGCGCACGTTGGTCTGCACAAGCAGGGCATACATGGTTTTGGCGAGTTTGGCATCCTTGTCCTGTATTGCCTTGATGAGCGCCGGCATCTGCGGAGCATTCTGCGGAATGCGGCTTGCAGCTCTTACCAGTTCATTGCGGTTGCGCACGGCTTCGCAGAAATCAGGATCCGCAAATAGTGATTCCAGGGTCTTGGTATATGTCTCAGCAGGCACATCCTTGAAATCGAATGTGTAGATGGTAGGGAGCTGACGAATCTGCTGCTCCCGTTTGGCCATTTGCTGCTGCTGTTGCTTCTTGTTCTTTGTTCCCATTGTTATTTTCTTTTTTATTCTTGCATTGTCAAAAGCTCTATTTACCATAATCGCCCTTATTGGGCAATCATCTTATTTCTTTTGAGCCTCGAACATTTCAATTCTTTCGCTGATGATGCGGTTAATCTCGAAACTTACCTCCTTGGCATTAGGATGCGCCTTGCCGGTGGTTTCTCTGAAGCGGAGGTCGAGGATATGCTGCCACTCGCTGATAGTGTAGGTGTAGGCTACTACCGTATAGGTATCGAGAGGAAGAATGCCTCTTGCATCCTGCGGCTTCATGCCCGATTTCAGCAATCGGCGATAGAGCCAGTCGGAAACCTTGCAGCCGGAAAGATAGAGAAATTTCTGCCATTTCGTACCCTCGTGCAGCCAATGCGGGCGGGCAATCTGCACGCCACCTTTCTTCTCCAAGTTCACATAGCGAGTGCTCTGCTCGCTGATGCAGTTAGGCGATGTGCGGTTCAACTCACGGCTGGTGCTGATCTGCGTAGTAACAACCAGCGTCATGCGGAGGATATTGAGTGCTTCTATGAAATTATATTTCTGCGCCTTTTCGATAAACTCGGCTTCCTTCACATTGAATGGGGATAGCATTTCGAGAATGCTGCCATGCTCGCAGAGGAACTGCATGTTGCTGCTGATCCATACCTTCTTTTCCTGCACTGCATAGCTGATATATGGAGATGCGATAAGGAAAGACCAAAGATGTTTTGGCAGCCTACTATCGTTCTTCACGAAGAAGTAAAGGGTACCATGTCGGTACATGGAGCGGTGGCCGCTCTCCCAGAATCGGTTGGCCAACTGCACTGCCTGTTTCTCCAGAAAATCTTCTTTCTTGTCTTCAGGAAGATTCTCGTCAGGCTGCTTACCTTTGCTCTTGTAGCAAACTCTGCCTACACGGGCAATCTGTTGTGCGGCGGTCTTCTGAGGCCACCACTCAACACCAGGAATTATCATTTTCATATTGTTTCTTTATTTGATGTTTATATATTAAAAATCTGCTTTCCGCTCCACGGAAACAGATGGTTTCTCTTAAAAGAAGGCGCTGAGAAAACGGATGAAGTTCTGTGCTGCCACTCCTCCTTTTTTCAGTTTCTCTTCTGCCTCTGCTTCATACATCCGTGTTTTTCCGTTAGCAGTTCTGATGCACTTCGCTACATCCAGTGTAGTAATCAGCAAGCGGTAGAGCGATGAATTATTGCTGATAACGTAATCGAAGGAGTTAATATCCAGCGATACACGATATTCATCACGGTTGGTTCTTTCGGGAGCGATGCCGCGAGCCTTCAGTGTTTCGGGCTTGGCAGCCACATAAATACTCATCAGTTCAATATCCGGGAAATGCTCACAGATGCCCAGGAATCCTTTTTCGTCAATCACATAGATGGCGACATCTTCTATCTGGGCGAGTTCCGTCCAATACTCGTAGCCACCATATTCGGTGTAGGCAAGCATATCCTCCTTGGGTGTCTTGCACTCCTTCACGAAAAAATGCTCCTTACCGTTTACCTCGCCATCCCTCATGGGACGGGTAGTGAAGGAACAAAGCAACGGAATATTCAGGGCGATGGAAAGGATATTTGCCACCGTGTCCTTGCCTGCTCCAGATGGACCCATAATTGCGATAATCTTTTGTTTCATATCTTTAATTTTGTAAAGTATTTAAATCCCGCCTTTTAGCTATTTTCACTCTCCGAGAGAAAGCATTCTAAAACATTTGTATATTTATTTCATTATCTCAAGACCTTGTTTCCTGTAGGGAAAAACGTGAGGTTTCTGAGGCGTTTTAATAACGGATATTGCTGATTTACTCTATCACGAAAATCATCCATATCACCCATATCTACTACATACTCCCCCATCGCCATCTCAAAGTTCACGGGGAACGTCATGGTGATTTGACGGAGGAAATTACCCCCCCCCGACATTACATCGAATATTACTTTCATCCATCGCTGACCTTTCTGGTCGAGCCATGACCCCTTCGGGATTTCTACATTTCTCTTTGCCATAATCTTTATTGTATTAAAAATCTTTTCTTATTAGCCTCTTTCCCTCCATACCTGCTGCAGGATGGAATGATATTCTCCTTGGCCTAAATTCTCCTTGCAGGCGTGGATGAGGTAATTGTAGCTCACGGTGGTGCTTCTGCCCAACTGCCGCCACTTCTGTGAAGCCTGGGCTGCGTTGTACTTTCTGCTGCAGGCTGAAAGCTCGTGAAACAGACGTTCGCCATAGGGATGCGCCTTCAATGCCCAACCTGCCTTGGTCCACTCATCATAGCTTTCCGTGATGTTGATGTTTCGGCTCACCAAAGCTTTTACGATAAGTTCGATAATGCGGTCTTGCGTGCGTGGATCATTCCAGAAGGCTCTGTTGTCGCTGCCGCCGTAAGCGCTAGAGACGTTACTCTGCGGCTGCCGATACATCGGTCTTGCTTGCGGTATCACCTGCGGTTCTTCCATCTGCAAGCCTTGGTATGGCTGCACATTATTATTAATATATATATGGTCGGCATCATCCCATGAGGCGAAGCGCACACGTCCGATATTGCCGCATTGCCTGTCGAGCACAATGCCCAGGGCTGCGTATTCCTTGAGGATAGCCTTGAACTGCTCCTTGTGCCTGTCGGGATAAGCCAGGCGAACCAGTCCGAAATATCCGGTACCCGAACAGGAACGCATCAACAGACCTATCTCCGGACGGAAGCGAGCCACCATGCGGATATTCTCGAAGTTGGTAAGCTGCTGATTGTCCTGAAGGTCGATGTCGATTGCGAGCCATCCAGTATGCCGATAAAGGTGTGTTTCACGGCGTGAAACCATTACCCGCTGTCCTGGGTGGGTCAAACTATCATCCTCATAAAGACTGAAGAGACCGCTCAACGTGGCTCCAGGAATCATCTTTTTAGTTTCGATATACTCCGGCATCTTCTTTGCTTTGCTACCAAGTTCCTGCCGCATGGCTCTCAGCTTCTCTACATACGGCTTCCATCTATCCGTCAGACAGAACTCACGGATAGACATCTGCGTGATGCACTCGCCAGTCTCCATATCAATGAAGTCACCATGGGCATCCGTAGCAGACTTGTAGATGGAACATATCTCGTCAAACATACCTTAACTATTATATTTCTTTTCTAAAACTGCTGCAAAGATACAAAAATAAATCGAAAAGAATATAGGTTATCTATATTATATTTGAAATAAGTTATATTTTTAACATTTAATATGGGTTTGAGAGAGGAAACCAGCGATGGAATCGCTGGGGACGGAAGCGAAAAGGATGTTTTTTCAAAAATGGGACCAAACTCCCGATTTTGGTCTCAAAAGTCTCATTTTGGTCTCATCTTATTTTTGAAGGGCGAAATGTTAAAGTCCCCTAATGAAGAAAATGGGGGATTTTGCCCCACTGCTGACCCACTATTGTCCCACTGATAGCCCACTACGATTTTTCGCCATTTGCTTGTTTTTCAGCGATTTCCTTATTTTTGGTCTCATTTTTTAATTAATTTCTATAAACTAATGTACGCAGGAATGCAAAAATATATTTGAAATATGTAGAAAATATGTAGAAAATCCTGCATTTCTCCCACTAGCTGCCACTCCCTTATATCCTCATAACTATCTTATTGTCTGATGTTTACGGCAAAGCCGTTAATGCTACTAACTTCTAGTTTAAGGTTAGGGGATTTTGATTTTAGGGGAAAGAAAAAATACACGGAAAATTTTATATATAGTAGTGAATTTCGGCGAAAATGAGACCAAGATATGCTTTTGAGACCAAAAAGCCCACAAAATCAGCGAGTTACCAAAAGCCCACTAAAATATGAGGTTGGTCGCAAAATGGGACTAAAAAGAAATTGTGTCCGTTAGGCGTTCCTGCGAATTTGAAATCCGCAGACAAAAAAGGCTGCCTCGCTTCACAGCGGAGCAGCCCTGCTAACAATTAACTAAAACGTAAAAACTAACAACTAAACAATCAACAAAAAATCGTTTCCTATTTATTTTTCATAAATTGATTAGCCTTATTCAGGCTGTCGTGCAGTCCGTCACGACCATACATATTAACCTTTGCGTTGATAGGCTCGTTCAGGCGCTGAATGAGCGCATTCACAGCTTGCAGGAGCGCCGCATTGCTTGCGGCGTTAGCTGCTATCATGTCGCCTGTCGCTGACGCGCCAGACGAAAGACTACCATTGCCTGCTTGCGTGCCTGCTGCAAGAACATCACCCACGTTGCCATTATCAAATGCCCTTCTTGCTGAGTTTCTTCCTGAGTAGTTGCGGTCGTAGTTGACGAGTGCTTTCAGCAAGCCAGGATTGTTCATCATCATCGCATGGGTAGTTTCCCTACCAATGACGATTTCCGGTCCTTTCTCGGCTACGAGAGACGGCTGTCCGTTCACAGTGGTGGCGGTTGGCGATGTGAGCATCTTTACACCCTGCATCTGCTTGCCATCATCCTCCTTTGCCCAATATACTTCACCATTATCAGCCACGAATGGCCTCAAGTCTTGAACGTTTCCGGAATCATAGGTAAGCATACCGGTTACGAGCTTGGTATTGGTAGTATTGGTATTGTTCTTTTTCTTGCCGCCGCTGAAGGCCGAATTGAGTGCCCACTGGAGCAAGCCCATGAGAGTAGCCATTACACCTGCGGCTGCGATAGGACCAGCAATAGGACCCAGGAACTCGAAACACTTAGCCATCGCACCAGCGATAGAGAAGGTTACTTCCGACTGGGTACGGGCTGCATCAGACTGAGCCATAGCCTCATTATTAGCCTGAGTATTGGCGAGATTGGTAGTGAGCGCCGTTTGGGTCATAGCCATACCCGCATTCAAAGCCACCTTTGTGCCCTCGCTCTGTTCCTTGTTTCCGGCATCGGTTACATCCGTGATGTTCTTAACGCCCTGCGTGGTTACCTTCTCACGATCCTTATTGCCCTTCTTTACCTCTTTGCTCAGTTCCTTCTGGTGCTTCTTCTCTTTCTTCAACTGCTCGGCTTTCTCCTTGTCTTCCTTGGATTTGCCGCCACCAGTCTTGAACTCGGTATTCATCACGCCACCGATAAAAGAACCAGTGATGCCGGCTGCGGCATCAGCGAAGGAACCGCCACCTGCAATAGCATCGGCTGCTGCTGCACCCGTCTGCGTGGCTGCATCACTATAGAACGCATTAGCATTGTCTCTGTTGCGGTGTGCCCACGCATGAGGAGCACCATTGCCCTCTGCTTGCTTATTCGCCTGTTCGGGAGTTGCAGGGGGCGCGTATGGAGGCACAATAGCCGGACTGTTAGGGTTGATAGGCGAACCATCAGGATTCCAACCGAGAGAAGGCTGCTGCGGAGGCATCTTCTCAAAGTTAGACTGCGGCTGCTGAGTAAGATAAGATGCACCCTCATCTACCAGTCGCACATACATCGGATTCGCCTTTGTGCCGAGATTAGAGAAGTCTTCCTTCACGGCATTGGCATCAGCATTGGCTCTTGCTGCATCAATACCAGGTTGCGCTTTCTTCTTACCTCGCTTGGCACCTGCATCATTGATGGCCTTCCACATCTGCGTATTCACATCATTGAGCGCCATATTAGCCCATGACTCAAGCATAGACTTCAGAGCGTTCTTGATAGCTTCCTGTGCGCTGCTTACATCATAGCGCATTTCGGCAAATGCCTTGCCTACTTCTGCACCGAAGGTCTCGATAGGCTGCACAAGCTGCTGCATCTGTGAGAGGCGGTTCTTCATCGCCGTAGCCATTTGGTTGACATAGGCAAGTTCTGCCTCCTGACGAGCCTTGTCAGCTTCATCGATAAGTTGCTGATTTCTCGAATTTTTGAAAACGAAAGCATAATAATCTTCCGCCATCTGCATCTTCATCTTCATCAGCTCCACCTCTGGGTCGGCGGTAAGATCGCCGAGACCAAGATTCGACCACATATTGGTTCGCTTACCGAAGAGGGCGCTTTCCTGCTGCATCTTGCGAAGGGTTTCCTGGTTGGCAAGATTGCGCTGGTTGACCTTCCACATCTGCTCGGCAATCTTTTTTGCCTGGTCGTAGGTCTTCTTCTGAGCCTCAGTATATTCATCAGAATACTGAATAAGTTTGTTGTAGAACACCCTCCAGTCTTCCGCATTGTCGCCCAATACACTCTGAATGCGGGCACCCAGCGCATAAGGATCATCGCCAAAGAGTACCTGCATCAGCAATCCCCTACCTTCTTTACTGCTGACATCAACTGTATAAAGGTTGGCGATTTGCTTTCTTGCTTGCTCGTACATGGAAATGATGTGTGCCTTGCGTCTGTCAAAGGCTTCCTTGTCCTGCGCTTCAAAATCGGTTGGGTTAGCATAGCCCATTTGGTTGAAATCGTCATACATATTCTGCTGCACGGCACCCATGTAGTTATGCTCCTGAACCACCTTTCTACGGGCTTCTGCCTGCTGCGCTTCCAGCTTTACACGATCCTGCTGGTTCTTGGTAGCCTTGGCAAATATTTCAGCCGTGATGGAGTTCATCGGACGGTTCAGACTATTACCCAACTGAGCCATCTTCGTGCGCAGGGCTGCGATATTATTCTGCGTAATGGAGGTGAGGAGGTTCTTGGAAAGATTAACTCCGGTCTCATCGGTCTTCTCGATAAGATCATTATCCATCGTCTTTTTGAAGTCCTCCCAGGTGTTAGCCTGACCAGCGATAGCAAGGCGCACCTGCGAAAGGGCTTCATCCATACGCTTCTTCACTGGCTCTACGAACAAATCCTGCTCCGTCTTATCCATACCGAGGCTTACTGCCTGTGACAGTTTTTCGTTGATTTGTCGCTCATAGAAGTTGCGCACGTTATCCATGATAGCGTTTGCTTCATCCTGCTTCTGCTTCAACTCCTCACGCCAGGAACGCTGCTGATCGCGTGCCTCCTGCTTCGCAGCACGGATGGCATCCTTATCGGGTGCTTCATTTTCAAGCGTACCAGGTTCATCTTCTACCCAAGGAGTATAGCCATCAAGATTAACTACCTGATTGAAGTAATCATTGATTTCCTTATCCTTACTTGTTTCGCGCTTGGTTGCGTTCTGGAAATGAACGAGTGAAGATAACAGACCTTTATAGCCTGTAGGATTACCCTTGACGGTTTTACCGCTATTATCAGTATAAGTATAGTTTCCTGTTTTCATATTGAAACGGAAACTACCCTGCTTGGCATCTTTTGTGTTTGCCTCGATAATCTTCTGCCATATCCAACCTGCACCTGCACCCTTATTGAACATATCCATCACGTTCTTTTGGGTAAAACCGCCTGCAAACAAGCCGAGATTATTAAGTTCCTTCTTGATACGGTTAGCCGCATTCAGACGATCCATCTGATAGGAAGGCATTACGCTCTGCTTGGCTTCCTCACGAAGGCGATAATAGGTAGCACGCTGAATTTCCTGTGCTAACTCCGAATAATGCTTCTTCAAATCGCTCACGCTCTTGATTTCGATACCCAACTTAGAGATATACTGGCGAAAATCACGATTGAATCGGGCTATCTGCGTATTTCGGGCATTCTGCGATACGTTCAGGGCTTCGAGTGTAGTTTTATAAGAATGGAGTTTTCGGGTAAGCGTATCAGTTTGAGACTGCGCTTCTTTCAACTTATCTTTCCAGGCATTAGCCTTGCGTGCTGCCTCTGCTTGCGCAGCAGCAGCCTCTTTATCTGCTTCCACAAAAGACCATACCACTCCTACGGCGGTGAGAATCGCACTTGCAATAGCTACATAAGGATTTACCTTTGCTGCCGAATTGAATAATGTTTGCGCAGCTGCCGCAGCTTTTATTGCCTTACCTAATTCCCAAAGAAACGAAACGGCTTTATAGATACCCAGTGCAGCAACATAGTTAGCGATAAGAGGAAGAAGAGTTACAAATACCTTGCAAGCAGTAATCACGCTCCACAGGGCTGCCTGAAGTGTATTCTTGAATATCGGGCTTTGCAGAATCATTTGCGACATGTCGTACCAAGCCTGCGCCATAGACTTTACACTTTCCACACCATCTGGATTGATAAAAGCCTTCTCCCAAAGGTTATTGGCTCTATCCAATATACCTGCGGCAGACTGCTGCTGCATCGTGTACTCGCTGGTTACAGCAGTTGCCTCCTCGAATGCCTCCTTAGACTCGTAGAGATGATCCTTCAGTACATCTACGTTCTTAGACATAGTTACCATGGCGGTAACGAGTCGCTGACCGTCAGAACCAAGGTCTTTGAAGATGCCGCCAAGGGCATTCATATTACCCTTGTCTCGCATCTTTTCAAGTACCATCACGATGGCATCCATTGCGTTGCCTGCTGCATACATTCTTTTGATGGTACCATCCGGAATGCCCAAATCTTTCTCGATAAGATTATGGTTCTTCTGCAAGGCTACGATGAACTTAGACATCGCCGTGGCACTCACTTCCGGCATCAGGAAGAGAGAATCGGATGCAGAACCGAGAGCCAACAACTGGTCGGTAGTGATACCTGCAGTACGGCTCACACCGGTTAATCGCTTGGCGAACTCCACGATATTGGTAGATGTAGAAGTAGATGTAGAAGACAGTTTGAACATAGCCGAACCCGTAGCAAGCATCGCTTTTTCGATACCCATCTTCGGGATAAGACCCATCGTCTCCACCATTTTAGAAAGAGCCGGCAGTGCTTCCTCGCCCATTTCCTCACCAATGGCTACATTGATCTGGTCGGCAGCAGCTACGAACTGCTTCATACCTTCCACGCCATACTTACCCATACCAAGTTTTGCACCCTGGTAGGCAAGTTGAGCCAAGCCATCGACGGAAGTACGAGTATCTATCTTAGCCAATTCCTCAGACAACTTATTGACATCCTGCATCGTGAGTCCGGACACCTTACGAATATCCGTCAAAGAAGAAGAGTATTCAAAATTCTTCTTGATAGCAGAAGTAACTGTATCTTTGATAGCATTGAATACTCCGAATAAACCCACGTATGCCGTAAGATTATTCACTGCCGTCTGCCAGGAATTGCTTTGTTTGCTTATAGCTCCAGTAGCGTTTTCGATATTCTTCTTTAAATCCTTCAGCTCTTTCTGCTTCTCGTTAAACTCCTTGCTTTTGGTATTTAACTGATTCAGCTCTTCGGAAAGCTGATTGTAAGCCTGTTTTAGCTCATTGATAGAAGCCTTTCCCTTCTTCCCTCTCTCGATAACATCATTAAGTTGAGTATGCGAAAGATAGGTGCCTTTCAGGGCTTTCTCCAACATGGCATACTGCTGACGGAGTTTTGCCACCTCCTGCGAACCTACAGGCAACTTCTGAATCTGCTTTTGAATAGCATCCATTGCCTGCTTAATATCTTCCGCAGGATGCCCATTAGGGTTACTCAGAATTTTGAGGAGTTGAATAGAATCCATAGAAGCCTTCTGAGCTTTACCGGAAACCGCCTCCAGGCGTTTTTCGATGGTAGCAAGGTCTTCATTATAGGAATTAATCTTCTTCTCATCTGATAAATCAGTATTATCCCTAGCTTCCGTAAGGGTTGTCTTTGCCCTGCGCAAATCAGATGCAGATGCGTGCTTTCTGTTAACGATGCCAGTAGCCTCCCAAACACTCATCTTGCCTTTGCGCCTATCCTCCTCCGCCTCCAGTTGTTTCAAAGTGTCGAGATTAGACTGATAGCTGGCATCGGTTTTTTTTAAAGAGGAAACGAGTTCTCTCTGCTGAGTAAGAGCCTTACTGAGCCATTGGTCGGATTGCTCATCAACATCCTTCAATCCTTCTTTAATCTTCACATACTTACCTTCGAGCAGACGTATCTCATCGCCTACTTCCTTCATCATCGCGCGGATGGAATTAGCCTGTTCCATCTCTGCCTCTGACAAACCTTCGAGCTGACGCTTGCCGTCGCCCAATGCACGGCGCAGGTTGCGAAGTGAAGTATTACTGAGCTGGTTTACTACGCTCTGCAAACGCTCATTGGCCGAAATATCCTTAATCTGTGCAGAAGCCAGCAAATCATACTGCTTCTTCAAATCCTTGATGGTGGCATCGAGTGCTTTATACGGGTCAGTATTCGGCTTCAGGTTTTTCAGCTTCGCCTGAGCCGCATCTATCTGCTCGGAGATACCCGCTGCTGCCTCCTGCAACTGCTTCAATACCTGGAGCGGTTGCTGACCATTGAGCGTGATGATAGCCTCTGTTTTATTCTTTGCCATTGCTTTTTATTTTTTAATGTTTATTTTTGGGGGATATGAGACCGGCGATGGAATCGCCGGGAACGGGGGCGAGATGGGTTACTCGTCTTTGCCTTCCAGGGCGTTCATTATCTGCAACAAGCCTTGGTAGCCATAGTAATCGGCAAGATGATTTTCGTATCTTGTTTTCAGTCTGCGGACGGTTCGCATGATGGCAGGGCGGTGAGATTTACCTGCCCTTCTATCCCACTTGCCGATGTAGCGGGTTTTAAACTTGGCTTTCTTTGAGCGGTCCACCTTATCGGCAGTGATATGGGCTGCAGGGTCACGAGGATCACCCGTCAAACCTACACCAATATCCACATATCGGAGATAATCGTTATAACGGATTCCTACCATCAGATTACCCGTCTTTTCATCAGCCTGATATACCGTACCCTCAAAGGATTTCTTACCTTCACCCGTAGAATACCACATGCCGTGTTCCTCGCGGTATTTGTTCACCTTCTCATAGCCGCGATATACTTCTACCGGATAAATCTTCTGGGTATTGAAGTTGACTTCTATATCAAGAAGGGCTTGTTTCAGATATACACCTGCCACCTCTTTCAGTGGTGCAAAAGGCGACTTGATAGGTTGAGTTCTGATAGGCATAGCTTATACCTCCTTTCCGTCTTCTGTCGATGCAGGAATGATATATTTCTGCTCCTTTTCACATTGGAAGTTATAGAGCGGACGGATGGTCTGCCAATAACAATCAGCAAGGAGCCAGCTCGGACCACGGAAAAGAGGATTTACACCATAGGCAAAACTCTCTATATCGACAGATGATAACTCTATGCCCAACTTAGGCTCTTCCGTCTTGAAGTTTCTGCCCGTGATAGGACAGATACCTGTGCGGCGAAGCTGAGTGAGATAAGACGCAAGGTCTTCGCAATACTCCATCAGATCATCCGATGCAGCCTGCAATTTGCCGCCATCATATCTGCCCAACGTAGCAGAGGAGTCTTTCAGTCTGGTAAGGAAACAAACCTGATAAGTAATCAGGGCTTGCTTATCCGATTTCAGTTCTCCGGAGTTTACCACACGATAGAGCATACAGGGAGAGTGAATGATATTGGCGTTGCGGGAAAAGATATTTTCCTCATCAATATCACGAATGCGGAAGAAACTCTGTTCTTCCAGTTTCTTGCTTGTCGGGTCATGGGATAAGGGCTTGTATATCGTAGCCCAGTGTTCCAAAACATTTGATATTGTCATAATTCAAAGGGATTTTAACACATTATTAACTGATAGCGTACAAAAATTAAGAGATATTGGCACATTACATGCCCATTACTGGGTCTTCAGGTTTCTGCGGAATCCAGTCGTCATTATCATCTTCTTTCTTCTTATCCTCTTCCGGAGTTGCCCCTACTTCATCTTTCTTCTCAGCTGATGGAGTTTCCTCCTCTTCTTCCTTCATCAAGTCTTTCAGCTTTACATTGAAGTGCCTTTCTGTTTTGTCAGCTACAATCTTCTGCATCACTCTTGCCCAGGGTGCCCCATTACAGGTACTCTCGTTTTCGAGAATGCTCACGAGCTGCACACCACAATAAATGGCGGCAAGATAGTTAGCGAGATGGAGAGGGTTCTGAAAATCGAGTATAACGGTATCTACCATCGTGGCAAGAAATATCGCAAGGATGAGGACGGAGAAATCTTTCACCATCTTTGCCATTTTCTTAGATTTCAGTTTCCCGTCGATTTTGCATCGAGGGTCTTTCTTGATAGCCTCACGATAGCGAGAATAGATGCGGCAGTTGCAGCGCCAAGCCGTGTAGCAGTCGCAGATAAGGGCGAAGAAGCATACGGCGATGTAGTTAAGAGATGGTTCCAGTGTACACCACACTAAGCCGATAATGGCTGCAAGAAACCTGGTAAGGGTTGGAATTAAACTTTGCATTTCTTTTTTCTTTTTAAATGTTATCCTATGTTGTCTTAATACGATACAAAGGTATCGGTTTTTTATTGAGAGATGGGGACAAAGGGATTTTCTTGTCCCAACCATTTAGGGGAGATTTCGTAATTTTGTGGGCAGATAAAGAAATTTAAAAGGCGCAAAATGATAAATGAGCAATTACAGAAAAAGATAGATCAGTCTATCCGACTCCTACAAAGCGTACAGAAAAGGTACGATGGAGAGATAGAACTGGCTTACTCGGGCGGCAAGGATAGCGACGTGATCCTGCAGCTTGCAAAAGAAGCTGGTATCAGATACAGGGCGATATACAAGAATACCACCATCGACCCACCGGGCACTATCGCCCACGTGAAGGAGATGGGTGTGGAAATTCTCAGGCCGAAAGAGAATTTCTTTCAGCTTATCGCCAAGAAGGGATTCCCTTCTCGCTTCTCCCGTTTCTGTTGTGAGGCTCTGAAAGAGTATAAGGTACTCGATAAAACCGTTATCGGTGTGCGCAAAGCGGAAAGCAGAGCGAGAAAGGAAAGATATAACGAGCCTACCGAGTGCCGATATTTTGGTGCAAAGAAAGAAGAGAACCATGTGGAGCAGATTTACCCTATCTTAGAGTGGACTGATGAGGACGTAAGGGATTTCATTCTTGATAGAGGTTTGAAGCTGGCTCCACTCTACTATGATACGGGGGGGGCAAATCGACGTTACCCGAAGACTCGGTTGTATGTGCTGTCCGCTGGCTTCAAGACGCAAGCGCCTTATCGAGTTTCAGAAGCATCCCCGCATAGCGAAGGCTTACCTGCGTGCCGGACAGAAGTACTTAAATACGCATCCTAACTGCACGGCGCTGAAACGCTACGATAGCGTATATGAATGGTTCACACGTGATGTGTTCTATTCTAATAATAAGGAGTGGAATAAGGTGAACGGACCGCTATTCGGCAAGCCCGATTACAAGCAGTTTCTGGAAGGTCAGTTTGGTATCGATCTTACCATATAGCGTTTCGGGGTTCGGGGGTTTTGAACACGAATGACACGAATTTTCGTCTTCCTATCCCCCACCAATTATACATTTATACATTAAACATTAATAAGGAATGAGCCAATTAACACAGAACACCCTGCAGAGGATAGACAAATGGCTATCCAATGGTCTCAGCATGGAGACGATGTTCCCCAAACTGGAACAGCGATACCGCATGCAGATTTGTGCTGAGTTCTACAAGCGATGGGTTCAGAACAACGACATAGACCCGCGTACCACCTGCCGCAATATCGCCCGGCGCGATTATACGCTCTTCGTAAACCAGGCAGGACAGGGCAACAAAGAGGCGCAGGAAATGGTGATGGCGCTGCATATTGATATTGACGATGAAGGAAATATCAAACCTCGCACGGTTACGGAACTGAATAATGATGTGGCGGTATGCAACCATATCATCCGCTTCTTTCAGACCGACGAAAGTCCTCGACACAAGGCGATGTATCTGAGCAGCGCTGAATGGCTCATCCGCACGGGTAAGCAGCAGAACAACGACCGCGCGGTGGATAAGGGTATGCAAGCCCTGGCTAATGTATATGGCAACTTCGTAGAGGATAAGGATGCTACGGATGAGATGCCGGATATGAGCCGCATTGCCATTACCCAGGATGTAAGCATCGTGAAACACGACCGCATCAACTATACCGATGAGTATAAGCGCAAGATGGCTCGCAAGTACGGTCTTACGGTGAAGGATATGCAGCAGATAGCCGATGAGGAGAGTCTGAATGCTACTCCGGAAAAAGCTCCTGATTACTTCGACTACATGGAAGAGGTGATGGAAGAGAAGGAGGCTGACAAACAGGCTAAAGAAATGAAGGAGGAACCAGCCGATGAGTAAGCGATACGGAAATCATCATCCCAACAAGATACCTCCCTTCCGTCCTGATCCGGAACACTGGACGAGGAAAAGCAGTCACGGTTGGAAAGCCAAGGTTGCCTACGAGAGTGAGGATGAAGCCTGCGAGTTCCTGCACCTGCACCCTAAAATCATGGCTGCCGGATATACGGCTTATCAGTGCAAGGTTTGCTCGAAATGGCACATTGGGAAGTTAAGAGTTGATAGTTTATAATTTATAGTTTATAGAGGATGGAGTTAAATAAGATTTATAATGAGGATTGCCTGGAAGGAATGAAAAAGATTCCGGACGCAAGCGTGGATTGCATTATCTGCGATTTGCCTTATGGCGTTCTCAATAAAAAGAGTGAAGGCGGTGGCTGGGATAGTATTATCCCGCTTGAGCCATTATGGAAGGAATATCTGCGCATAACCAAACCCAATGCGGCCATTATTCTTTTCTGCCAGGGCATGTTTACCGCACAGCTTATGATGTCGCAGCCGAAACTCTGGAAATATAATCTTATTTGGAGCAAGCAGCGGGTAACGGGCTTTCTGAATGCCAACAAAATGCCTCTGCGCTCGCATGAGGATATAGCAGTATTCTATCGGAAACAACCTATCTACAATCCTCAGATGGTAAAATGTGCGCCACATCAAAGGAATCATCGAAGAGGCGATGGTTCTCATAGTTTAAAGCGAGGTTGCTACGGCGATCATAAAGAAGTGCCTACTATCGTATCAGATGAGAAATTCCCAAGGAGCATTATATACTTCGACAAAGAACATTCTGCCGATACCTTCCACCCTACGCAAAAGCCAGTAGATTTACTCAGCTATCTGATATGTACTTATACCAATGTGGGGGGGTGCGTTCTTGACAACTGCATGGGCAGCGGCACTACCGCCATCGCCTGTATCAGGGAAAAGAGGAACTTCATCGGATTTGAACTGAACAAAGAATATTACGACAAGGCTTGCAAGCGTATCAAATTAGAGTTGGCGCAGCCGAGCCTATTTTAAATCTGAGAAATTATGGCAAAGATTATTTATTTCGGAACCAATGGATGTTCCGGTCACTACCCTATCGGTATTGACATGCCCCTGACAGGAGAAGAATACAATAAATGGTGCGAGTGTGATAATAAAGTCTGGATAGAAAACATCCGGAAAAGCCCAGGTCGCCACCTGGTTCAACATCACGGAGAAACCTACACCAACTACGGTGTGCCTTTCTCTGTAGATGAAGACAGAGTTGGAGACCATACCGAACTCTTCTGGGAGGGAGTACACTCGGAAAAAGAAATAATAGAACTCATAAAGAGTAACCCGTTCTTGAAACGACAATTTAAAATGTAAGCAATAATGATAGTAATAAAAATCAAAACATGGAAAGACTGGAAACAGGACTTTCTTAAATGGGTGCAAGCACCTCGGCGCAGTACTTGCAAGGAGTACGTAGATTATATGGAGACTTTACAAAATCAGGTTCTCTACAAAATAATAAACGATACTTGCGATAAATACGGCAATATGCGTGAGAATCAAATTCAAGACATCACCGAGGCAGTCGAGAGATGCGTGGCTGAGTGTGCCAAAGAAACACGCAAGCTAATCGATGATTGCCAGCCCGCAAAATTTCTCTAAGACTGTAAAAAACTGGCATGTCTGCGGATTTCAAATCCGCAGGAACGCCTAACGGGCGCAAGGACGCGGCTAAATCAACATACATTCAGGATAACAAAATTTTAAAATATGCAACAACCACATTTGATATACCTAACCAAATTCCAGCAGCAGTCATTATATATGGCTGCGAAGGATGAAAGGGTGATTGCCGCAAGACGTGTGGGTAAAACCGACGGTCTTGTGGCTCCTTACGTCTGGATGGCTTCTAACTCTATGCCCGGTATGCTGGGAGCCTGGGTAGCCGTATCACGGCAGCAGGGATTCGGCAAAACTATTCCTGGTACCATGGCTGCCATGGAGAGAATGTTCGGCTTTACGCAGGGCATTCATTTCGGTTGGGGACGACCACCGAAGCACGCCCGTGAGGCTATCTTTAAGCCGAAAAGCTATGACAATATTATTTGGTTTGCGAATGGTGCCCAGTGGGTGCTCATCTCCCTCTCGCAGACCGCAAGTGCCAACAGTTACACTTTTTCCGCGATGGTAGGTGACGAAGCCAGGTTCTTCCCTTACAAGAAAGTAACCGATGAGTTGATGCCGGCATTATCAGGCCAGACTCACCCCTTGGGCAACATCAACTTTACTGATTACAACCCACTCTATAAATCGACAAGATTCCTATCTGATGCTTCGCTTACTACCAAGGGCAGTTGGCTGGAGCGCGAGGAGGAGAAACTTGACCTTACGATAGAATCAGGTAAATTTCAAGGCAAGACTTACCGATGGGTGCAGGAGCAGTTGGAAGACTATGCAAACAAGATTATCCGTTACAACGACCTTATCTATAATGCCAAAAAGACCGGGCATACCCCTCATGCCGTGCCACCCGATTTGAGATTGATGATACGTGCCATCGCCCTCAAGATGATTAAGCACGAGGGGCAGTTTAAGATTCTGCCTAACCACGGCAACCAGCTCACCAAGAACATGGTGGATATGGCGGTAAACTACAAACTGGTGGATGCAGCGGATGCGGAACTCATCTATGATTATGAATATTTGGTAACTGATAAAGAATGGTGGGAGATGCAAATGTTCGACAAGTCGAAAGAATTTCGAGAAGGGGATCTGAGAGAACTTCGCCGTTCGGCATTCCTCGTTCGCCGTGCCTCTACTCTCTCTAATGTGGACTTATTGAGTGAGGATTACATCCGACAGATGCGCAGAGATTTGCCTAATTACACCTTCATGGTCAGTATTTTGAACGTAAAAATCAAGAAATCGAACGATGGTTTCTATTCTAATCTGGATATAGATCATGTTCATGGTTACACCTGCGATGAGATAGACCCCCTTTCGCAAGCCAACTGGAGCACCCAGAAGGCTACGGGCATCATCGGCGGCAAGAAGATTACTTCAGAAAGTTATCAGCCGGATTTGAAGGAACTGTCCGAGAGAAACGATTGCCGTATGGATGCTGACTGCGTGAACGACATTCCTCTCTATCTGGCATTCGATTACAATGCGAATATCAATACCCTGGTGGTAGGTCAGGTATATCAGCGTGACGGAGTGGAAGCAGTGAATGTTATCAAAAGCTTCTATGTGAAGAACGAACGCAAGCTGAGGGAGTTGGTAGATGATTTCTCACATTACTATGCTCCGAAGAGAGCCATCAACAGAGACGTGGTTTACTTCTATGATGCCACCGCCAAGCAGGGTGCTTCGTATGCGCTGACTGATGAGCGATTCTACCAGGCAGTGATTAAGGAGTTGGAGCGCAATGGCTGGAATGTTACGGCAATAGATATGGGTGTGCCGGAGAAGCACGAGGTGAAGCACCGTATCATCAATAATGCCCTTGCCGGTATCGAATATCCTGCTATCCGTATCAATCAGACTCAGAACCCTGATTTGATTATCGCCATGCAGCTCTGTGAGGTGAGCATCGGCTATCAGGGATTCAGAAAGGATAAGAGTCAGGAGAAGAAAGCGGAGACGGAAGACAACCTGCCGTTGCAGCAGAGAACGGACTTTACCGATGCCTTCGACTCGCTATATCTGGGATGCAAATTCTGGCGAGGAAATATCGGCTGGTTCGTGCTGCCGGACGGAAGGAACGTTTAAAGATAAAAGGGCGGATGTCATCACGACACCCGCCCCCTCTTCTTTATACAAAACCAATTATTTGTAAAAATACGAAAAACTACATTATTACACGTTTGACCTTGACTAAAGAAACCTCCCGCATTATCACAACGAAGGAGGACTTAGGTAAACAAAATACATTATAAATAAAAACAATCTTATAAAACAATCTTAAAACAAGATTAAAAACACTTATATTATTTAGAAAATTGAAAAATTCCTATTTTTCTTGATGACTCTGGGAATACCATTTGTCGAAGGCTGCAATGCAGTCATCTTTCTTATCTCTGCTCAGTGCATCCCATCGCTCCTGCCACTTGATTTCTTGGGTGTAGGCAGAAATGTAGCAGATGGAACTGATAGGAATCACCATCTGCGTATAGTCTGTCTCTGGGTCCGTGTATGAAACTCCTATCACCGTATCCTTCGACGTAGCATCAATCTCATCGCCTATATATGAATCCTCCATCAAAGCCTCAAAGGCTTGATTGTGGAGAATGATGTATCTGCCATTATTAAAATGGATTTCAATAATGACCTCATAGAAATCACCCGATTCCTGATTCAGACTCTTTATCTGCTCTTCGAGCGATCTATACTCCTCTACATCAAAGCCAGGTGCGCTATTTTGCATCCATTCTGCAAGGTCTTTCAACTCCAAAAGGAATTCATATTGTTCCTGTTCTGTCATATTTTCTATAAATCTTATTTTCTGTTTGCAAAGTTACGAAATTATTTTTGAGTGGTGGGGACAAGTCGCCTCAAAGCTTCTTTACCAGCAACAGCGGACCGCCTATGCCACAAGCCGTCACCACGTAGCCAAGGCGCTGATACCACTGGAGAACGAAAGACCCGCTCTCCTTATCATATTCCAACTGCACAGACTTGCATCCCAATTTCTTGACTTCCTTCTCCGCAGTCTCCATCAGGAGGCGTGCCACACCCTGCTTGCGATATTTCTCATCTACCCAAAGGTTATAGATGGCGCAATCGGCATGCTGATAATATTTATCCTTATACTCTCCAGGCTTCGGTATCTCCACCTGCACGGTGCCATGGTTGATTTCATCCACGACCACGATTTTCTTGTCACATTTCCAATCTTGAATCTGTATCATCATAATACTTAGTTAATGATTAAATGTATCTTATCTTCGCTGTCCTTGATAATATCTATCGGACGGAAACGCTTATCCAGGTATTTCTCGGGGACTTCATTCATCGGACCCTCAAACAATGTATGAAGGTTGCGGGTATCGGGTAGGATAACGTCAATGCTTACCTGGCAGAACTCGTCGATGATAGTGCCTACAAGGTCGCCTATCTTTAATGGTGAAGGGTGAAGCTTCTTCTCCTCTTCATCACTGAAACAAGGAACGAATGGCTTCTTCTTCTCACAAATCACGTAAGGAGTCACGATACTCTGATGCTTGGAAGCATCCTCTGTAAAACCATTATAATGGATAGTGACAGCGTTAAAGTTTCCAAGAAGGTTGATAGGGCAAGCCTGGATAATCTCAGCAAGAGTTGGTTTGAATAAAGCCGATGAGCCGAAAGTGTGTACTGCCTCAAAACTAGGCAATACGCTTTTTACCTCCTTTGGGTGCTCCTCATTATATACAGGCTCATTCCAGATACAAGAGTAACTGAGCACATCTTTAACCTTCGGATATTCCATAAGCAAAAACTTTTTTGCCTTCGAATTAGAACGGAAGCAGATAACGCTGATGCCTTCAGCTATCTTTTCTATCTGTTCCTTTGTAAATTCAATCTTTTCCATAATCTATAAATTTTTATTTTCTTGACTTACCTACGGGCAAATAAAAAATCTATCTGAAATAGATCAATACTCTGTTAATTCTTATGTAATCGATTGAAAATGAGAGAGTTAATTAACGTAATATAACTAATAAAATTT